CTGATCGTCCGGCTCCTTGAGAGTCGCTGGCCGGCACTGGGTTGGCTGCTTGGGGCGCCCAAGACGCCGACCTACCCAGGATCTTCCGGCTAAGGTCGCCCCTCCCCTGGAGACCGATCCGGAAGACTAGAGCCCGGACCCTGTGCACGCGGGGTCCGGGCTCAATCTATGCCTGGGCTATTGGGCCGCGACCGCGGCTCCGACGTAGTTGTTGCTGGAAAGATCAACGACGAACCGCTGCACGCAGCGCATTCCACCCGGCACGCCGTAAACGACGTAGCGGAAACGCGGGCCAGAGTCGGTCCACCAGTGGCGGTCGCGGAACCCGTTCGGGCACCGGATCATCGTCAGAATGTCGGCGTGGCCGGTGTACACGGCGATGAACGCCACCTGGTGGAAGTTCCGAGTCCAGGCGTTGACCTCGGCGTACCCGTAGCCTCGGTCGCGTGCGATGATCTCCCAAGCCTGCGCCGGTCCGGCGCTGAGCAGGAACATCACCGCTATCGCAAGCGCGGCGATCGTCTTTCTCATCGTGTCCTCCTCACTTGCTCGCAGCCCTTCACCGTGTCCGGAGGCTGGATGTAGCAAACATCGCGCCCGCCCCGTCCGTTGACGAAGTCGGCGCCCTTGCCCGATCGGATGATGTCGTCGTTGTCGTACCCGACGAGCCGATCGTCCCCGTCCGTGCCGATGATCACCCAAGCGAACCCGGCCGTGACGCAGTCCAAATACGGCATACCCGCCCACTCGCAGCGCTCGCGGGTCTGTGGCTGCTCCGTTGCCTGAACGGCGCCGGGAACGGCCGCTACAAGCAGGGCCAGAATCAACAGGGCCCGTCTCATCAGATCCTCCTCAGCTCGTAGCCGCGGCGGGACAGAACCCGCACGGCTGCCTCGACGTAGCTGTAGTCGGTGGGCTGGGCCTTGAGCGTGAAGGCTCGGGTCCAGCGCTCGCCCTTGATCGTGCCCTTGCGGAGAACGACACCGTCTGACCTCAGAAGCGCCGATCCCGCGGGAACGCCCCACTCGCCGTCTTCGGACCGAACCATCAGCGCCCAGCGGGCGACCTCTGTGGCTCCGTTCGCGGTGATCTTCGCCATCTCGATCCCTCCTCTTGTCTGATACCCTAAATCATAGCACACTCGTGGCCTCCTGTCAATACTTGGACCATGTCGATTAGCATGTCTTCTGCAGGACCCTTGGCGTGGCGGGTTTGCGGGGGGCTCCCGGGGCGTCGAGGGGACGTCGTCCGGTGCCTGGGTACCCGGGGCCCGTCCGCGTGTCACCGGAGGGCACGGGGCCGGCAGGGCGGGGCGTCGGGGACGGGACTCGGCCCCCAGGCTGTCACGAGCCCGGGGGCCTATCCCGCGCGGGCGTGACCCCGCTTGCACGGCAACGGCGCTATGGACGCCGCCCCGCACCCTCTGAACGGCCGTGGGCCAGATCGGGGCCGGTCTCCGTCCCGAGATCCCGCAACCTCGCTGTCTTGGGTCTCACCGCCCACCGGGCGGCGGCTCACCACCGGCACGGCTCCATCCGGCCCACGCGCCTGTCCGTCGACGTTAGGGGCCGCGGCTTGCCAGAGAGACGGACGCCTGCCCTGCGACGGAATCTTCGAATCGGGGCGGCACGGGCCGGCATCCCGACCCGCCCGCTTCCCGACGGGGCACCCCTGTCGAGGTCGCTACCCCTTCCTGACCCGGCCCGGGCCTACGGATCAGGCGGCAGCCACGATAGCACGGCCGGGGCCGGCTGTCAATCCCGGGCACGACGACGCCCCCGGAGGCGGGTCCGGGGGCGAGTCGCCCTCCTGTGTTCAGGAAGCCTTGCGGGTGCTCCGCTTGGCGGTTCCCTTGCGGGTCGTCCGCTTGCCAGCGGCCTTCGCCCGCGGCTTGCGGGGCTTGGGCGCCGGGGGAATCGGGAATCCGTGCTGCTTCAGCGCGGCCTCGGCCGAGCTGGTCTTGCCGTTGTAGGCCACGGTCTGGCCGGCCTTGTAGGCGCGACCGAGGATTCCGCGAAGCTTGGCGTCGTGGCCCTGCTTGAACGTGCGGCCCTTGGCAACCGGCTGTCCGCAGCCATCGCCACAGGTGCCTTCGGCCACCTTGATCGTGAGTGTCTCCGCCATCGAACTCTCCTCCTCCTGCGGGCTTGCCGCCCGCTGCCTGGGGTGCTGATTGCGCCCCTCCAACCCGATCGTAGCAGACCGGAAGCTCTGTGTCAATCCCCGGATTCGAACCAACGGAGCCGGCACTCGTCACAAAGGCCGTCCTCCTGAGTCGCGGGTCGCGGGCAAACGCTTCCTCGGGGTCCCCAATATCCAGGCTCCCAAACGAGATGGACGCCCTCTTGCGGATCGGAACCCGGCCGGATTACGTCGGCGTGCCAACCCGGGCAATCGCAGTCAAGATTCATTGGTCTCGGCGATCAGAGCCAGGGCCGCGGCAGCGCTGGCCTCGTCGTTCAGATCGTCGCCCAGCCAGCACAGCTCGTTAGACAGCGGGTCGCAATAGGGGCAGTCGCGGACGTGGTTGTTGAAGGCTCGGCTGGCCTGAACCGCCTGATCTCGCAGCCACCACGCCGGCAGGTTCATGGGTTGCCGCCGAACGAGTAGTCGATCTCTTCCTCGACCCAGACCCGACTGTCCCAGTGGGCGGGCGTGCCCTCGATCGAGGCCATGACCGGCGTCGGGTGCTCGTTGAACCGCACCGCGTACCATAGCTCCTGGATCGCCCGGTCGAACACCCGCTGGAACCATTCGGCGTCGGCAACCAGCTCGTCTGTGACGGGGAACATCGGCCCGATCTTGCGCGGGATGATCGGAGGGAAAGGCATTAGCGATCGGCCTCCGTGAACGCTTCCTTCGGGTAGGCCCAGTCATCGAGGACGTCGAGGTCGACCGACCAGTGGCCCTCGCATTTGGTGATAGGCATGCCGTCTGATCGGCGCTCGCCTCGGAAGTAGGTCTTGGCGTTACGCTTGTGCCGGTGTTCCTCGTCTGCGCGCTGGTGCGCGTGCGACCCCTCGTTGTGGGTATGCCAGCCCAGCGGGTCGTCTGTTCGGGACCAACTCATCGGTCGGCACCTCCTGGGTCGTGCCCGGTGCGGGCCGCGATCCGGCTCCGCAAGAACCCGTCGCCTTGCGCGACCAGCTTGCGAAGCTGGGCTGTGCCCGTCTTGCCGCGATCGTAAGCCTCGGCCTCGGAGGACCAGCCGCGGATCACGCGCTCGGCCGCGGCCTCGATCGTGGCCTCACGGATGAGCCCGCCCTTGAGTTTGGCGTCATGGCCCGGGATGAACCGGCCGCCCTTGGTGGGTTCGCCGCAGTGCTCGCAGAAGCCGCTGCCGGCCTTGCGCGGAGCCCGGGGCTTGGAGCGGCCGCCGTTGGCGGCGCTGTACGCCTTGGTGGTGGAGCCCACCGGGATCATGATCGCTGTGGGGAACGTGTGGAACGCCGTGCCGACCATGGCCGTGTGGTGACGTTCCAGGCGGGCGGCGTTCACGATCTCGGTTGGCAGCTCGGGCAGACTGTAGGCTTTTTGGATCAGCTCGGGCGGGCTGGTGATTGGGGCGTAGTCGCGCACCCGGAAGATCGTGTCGTCGTGCTGGTAGCCGCGCATGATCTGGAACTGCTCGCCGGGCTCGGGTCGGAAGCCCTCGCGTGATGCCCGTTCGGCCCGATCGCGGTCTTGCAGAATGTCGTCGTAAACTGCGTTGATAGCGGCGTCAGCCGCCTCGACCTCTGCGTTGCGTTGCTTGCGTGTGGTCATCGGTAGCTCCCCCGTCCTCGATCAAACCCGGCTTCACGACCGGTGGTGGCGTAGATGCCCTCGATCCGTCGGGGCGTGCCCTGCTTGGGGGACCTCAGATCGTCGTGCAGATCGTCGGCCGGGGGCGTCCAACCGATCGCGAGTAGCTGCTCGAACGTTGGGCTCTGGTTCCTCATCGTTCCCGCCTCCTGTTGTCTGTCCACAACCCCCATTATACCACAGCCGTGGCCGGCTGTCAACCCCTCTGGTTCAGGACGTCCTCGACCGCCACGATCGCGTAGCGACGGCCGTCCAGGCGCTGGTCGGCTGCCCAGTTGGCGGCTTCCAACTCGGTGTCGAACAGGACCGGGTCGCCCTCGGTGGTGACGGGCTCGGCCTCGGCCTCAAGCTGCTCGTTGGTGCGGTCCCACTGCGCGTCGTCGCCGCTCAGCAGCTCGACCACGGCCTCGCTGCGGACCTTGACCGACTCGTTGGTGTGGCTGTCGATGATCGTGAACATGGGCTCCTCCTCCTGCTTGAACGGTGGGGGGCTGAACGGCCCCTCCTCGAAGTCCCAGTCGTTGATGTCGCTGGGGCTGGGGTTCTGTGCGGTCTGCCGGTCTGTGACCTTCCGGTCCCGGTCCCGCATCCACTGGCGCGACGCTTCCAGCGATCCGGGGCCGTGGGTACGCCGGTCCTGTTCCTGCCGTGTGGTCTCCATGACCGCCTCCTCCGTCTTGGTGGCTTCCGTGTCCATACCCAAATCCTACCACACCCGTGGCCCGTTGTCAATCCTTCCGTGTGAACGGCGTGTGAACGTTTTGTAAACGAGATCGTCAGTTTGGGGGCTGCAGAGGATCGGGGTATCCGCGCTCGGCGAGCTGCTCGTCCTCGGTAAGCTGGACGAACCCGCCGTCCCGTAGGAAGTGCTGCTCGACGGCCGGACCGGCCTTGCGACCCAGCAGGCAGGGCTCGGTGAATGGGCACTTGAACCGGCACCGACTGGGTCCGATCGGGGAAGTGTCGGGTGCCCGGGGGGCCTCGCCCGGGCGGTATCGGTAAAAGGCCCGGGCCGTGGCGAAGGCTTCGCGCGCGATCGTTTCCAGCTCGCGATCGGTGCGGTACAGCCGAGTACGGCTGAATCGGGAATCCAACGTCTGAGGCTCGGACACGTTGCGCTGGGTCCGGGCTGCGGAGTAGATCGCCCCGAAGATGTCGTCGCCCAGGCGGCGCAGGCCCCAGGTGTACAGGCCGAACTGGTCGTCTAGATCGAGTTCCTTCTCCACGGGCAGATTCTTGCCGCTCTTGTGGTCGACCAGCCACAGCTTGGGCTTTTTTATGTTCCGCTCCCGGATGATGAGGTCGGCGCGCATCCGCAGATAGAACCTCGAGGCGCGGCCGGTGGTGGTCGGGAGACGAATGAGCCTTTGGTCCTCGACTGATACGATCTCCCAGTCGGGGTCGGTGCCGTACACTTCACAGTGGCCGTCGTACATCCATCCGAGCAGATCGGCCCGCTCCGGGTCTTCGGTGTCGGCCAGCACCAAGATCCGCGCGACGGCATTGAGGCGTGCCGTGTCGGTGGCGCCCGATTGCAGGGCCCGATAGTGTTCGGCCATCATCTCGTGCCAGACGCGCCCGATCGCCAGCGATGGGGAAGTCGTGATCGGAGACCAGCGCTGGAAGTAGGCGAGGTCCGCTTTGTGGCCGCACTGGCGAATCGCGTCCAGCTCGCTATGTGAAACGACGATCGGCGCCGGCATTCAGTGTTCCCGAGAGTTCGCCGCCTGAGCCCAGGACGCCAGACAGGCAAACGTGTCGAAGTGCCACGGGCCGGTAGCATCGCCATGCGACAGCATCGAGGGCCCCCAGTCGTCGAATCGTTCCAACGTGAACCAGTCGAGTCCGGGGGCAGTCACGCCACAAAAATCGCAGGTCAGCGTCTTCATCTTAGTGCGTGTCGACGGGCGAACCGTGGTCGTGAGGGCCGCCGGTGCGGACCGGGATTGTGACCTTGAACGCCGCCTCGGCCTCGGCCTCAGTCATGTAGATCCCGTCGTCGACGAACTCCAGATTCGGCTCGTCGAACGTCAGCGTGACCAGCTTGTCGCCGCCTGTATCGAGGCGCTCCAGCGACACTCGCCGGCAGCCCTGCAGATAGTCGTGGAACGAGACAGCGACGCCTTCGAACCCCGTGACCTTGTCGCGATACCGTCTACCCAACTGTGCCTGCATGATTCTCCCCTTTCTCTCTGGCGAGGACGGCGGCGGCCCAGGTCTGCAACCGCTCGACCTCGTTGTCCGCCGTAACCCTTGCCTCCGTCTGCGCGAAGTGTGACTTCATCAGCGCGTCGAACCGCTCTTGCAGCCGCTCGACCTCGGCCTTGAGCTGTTTCCACTCCATGACAACCTGCTTGAACGGGATGGGAATGAAGCCTTCTTCCCGTTCCGCCCGCAGCCGCTCGACCTCGCCTTGTGCATTACCTGCCATTTGACGCCAAGCCTCAACCTCAATTTGTGTCGTGCGTATTTCCTTCTCAGCCACGACACATTTAGCTTGCCACCTCCCTACTTCTCGTCGTGCCTCAATCATCCCCTCATAGTTATCGTTTGCTCGGTTGTATTCATCGCGTGCGTCCTTGTCGGCAGTCTTCGCCTCTATTCGCAGCCTCTCGACCTCTCCACGATTCTCCGCTTGAGATTTCTGGAACGCGTTCATGATGCGGCCGTTCTCCGTCCGCAGCCTCTCGACCTCGGCTCTCGCCTCCGTAAGCTCGTCGGCAAGTTCGTCGTACTTCTCGGTCTGATAGTCCCGCAGCCGCTCGACCTCATCCTCTAGCTGTTCGACCACGGTAATGTTGTCCTTGCGGTATTCATCGAAGCTGCGGATGATTGCGTCCCGGTCGATTCTCAAAGCCGTATCGGCGTTGGTCAGAACCTCGTTCTCATGCCGTAGCCCCTCGATCTCGGCCACCCTCTCGTCGTAGCCTGCTCGCAGGCGGTCGAAGTTGGTTTCCAGCCAAGTCTTGCGATCCCGCAGCCGCTCGTTCTCCTCTCGGGCTTCTATCTCTCGTCTCGCTGCAGCGTTGGTGATGTACTCCACCTCAGTCCGCAGCCGCTCGATCTCATCGCTCAAGCCAAGGTTGATGTTGGTGAAGTCTTCGTTTGCCTTGAGCAATGCTGCATTGGCCTCCCGCAGCTCTCGGTAGGTTGGACCCGTCTGCTGCATATCCATCTCGTCGGCGGTCATCCTCTCGGAGTCGTTCATGGAGCCGGCTTGTCCTCGTGGCAGGGGCAGGAGCAGAATGGAGCCGGGCCGGGATCCCGGTGTTCACCTTCCGGGTATGCGCGCCGGCAGCGGTGATGCTCCTGCTCGGTGCACGACAGGGACACCCATCCCCAAGCTCGATCACGATCGGTGATCATCGCTCCCGCCTTTCTTGATCCTCAGGCCGCTTTGGCTTTGTTGTCGAACACGTGCTTGCGCAGATAGATCCCGAATGGATTCCGCTCGGGGGCGTCCGTGCCGTGCAGTTCCTTGTATCGCCGGCCCTTGGTCCAGACGGCGTAGAACTCGTCATGCGGGACGCCAAGTACCTGACGCATCCGTTCGTATAGCTGCACCTGGGGAAGCCGATGCCCGTTGCGGTAGCGGCTGGCCGTGGTAAAGTGGCAGCCGATCGCCCTTGCGAATTCGTGGTTTGTGATGTCTCCTCCTTATGCGGCCAGATCCACCCGGACTTCGTCGACGCGGCGCCGCAGCCATTCCAGCGGGCCCTCGTCCTGAGTCGGCGGCGTCGACACGACAACCGGAGCGCCCATACGGATCACGTCCCCGTTGTACTCGATCGGGCGCACTCCCCAGGCCGCGTCCCACGTCGTGCCCGCCGAAACGAACTCCCCGGTCGTGGATGAGGACGAACCCACTGTATTTATCAAGACCGTGTTGGAGTAGTTTCCCATCCTCAGCCCCCCACCTGGGCTTCGAGCGCGGCAGCGATGCGGGCGAGCATCTCGTGGGTGATCCTGGAATGCTCTTCGATCTTGGCCGCGTGCTCCTCCCAAGCCACCTGCTTCTCTCGCTCGCGGAGATCGATTGCTTTCCACTCGACCTGGCGCGCCTCAAACTCCCGCTCCTGCAGATCGAGACGGCGGATGTCGAGCTGGATCGCCCGATCGAACTGTTCGGTGGTCAGGTCTTCGAGGTTCACCCGTCAGTCCTCCTGGCCGTTGGTGGCGCCGACCGACTCGCGTCGATCGACCCGGAACGTCGGCATGGCCTTCAGCAGCGCCTTGATGATGTCGTCCTTGAGGTACTTCACCTCGTCGGCCAGCCGGTTCTCGATGAACTTCATCTGCTCCTCGAACCGCTTGCGCTGCTCGGTCAGCGCCGCCTCGCGCAACTCGACTTGGGTCTCCCGCTTGGCCTGCTCGACCTCGAACTCCTGTCGGCGCCGCTCCAGCCCAACCATGTGCTCGACCTCGCGCCGCTCCCGGTCGCGCTCCTCGGAGACCCGGTCCTCGGTGATCTGCAGATCGGTGAGGCGCTTGGTGAGGTCGTTGATCTCGGTCTGCAGATCGGCCGACCGGCCGACCGCGCGCTTCTCCTCGCGCAACGCCTTGATCTCGCCACGCAGCTTGGCGATCTCCTCGACCAGCTCGTCCTTGTCCTTGCGTGTGAACACGGGGCCTCCTCCCGGTCTGGGTATCGGGCGACAGCATAGCAGATTGGTGGCGGGCTGTCAATGGGGGGCCCGGTTCTTGACAGGACGCAAATCCTGTGCTACCGTGGCTGTCCGCTGCGGGCGGTCTGGGCCCGGCTATTGGGGAACGGAGATCCCGGGCCGCCTGTGGCGCAATCGGGGCGCGCCGCGCGCGCAGGAGGAGGAGACAGGGATGGTCAAGAGCACCAAGCTGTCGGATACACGGGAATACGTCAACGCGCTATTCTACGGCGATGGCGGGACGGGCAAGACGACCGCTCTGGCGCACCTAGCCAATCTGGGACGGGTGCTGTACATCGATGCGGAGGCCGGCCTAAAACGCAAGCCGCTCCAAGAGCTGGGCGTGGAGGTCGACAACATCGAGCGACTAGACTTCGACGAAGGACTCACGTTCAAGGCGCTGGAGGATGTGTTCTGGTCGCTCAAGAGGGATCTGGACGATGACGCCGAGGCCTGGGCCGGCGTGCTCATGGACTCGGGCACCGAGGTCTATCACGCGCTGCTGGAGTCGCTGGTGCTGCGGCGGGTGGACAAGGCCGAGCGCCTGCGGGCCGGCGGCAAGACCGTCGCCGATGTGATGGCCGACCGGTTCTTCATCGACAGAGACGACTACGGAGTCATGTCCGAGCAGGTGCGATTCCTGATCCGCCGGTTCCGGGATCTCCCGTGCCACTTCGGGATGGCGTTCCTGGAGCGGCGCGATGTAGACTCGTCCGATGGCACAGTGCGCGTCGGGCCGTCCGTCACGCCGGGTCTGCAGTCGGACGTCGTCGGGTGGCACGACATCGTGGGGCGCTGCACATACAACCAGTACGCCGACGTCTACATCGGCACCTTCAAGCCGGAGGGGGTGCGCCAGGGCAAGGATCGTTACGGGGTCTTGCCACGGCGCATGGTCGATCCCACGTTTGATCGCCTTGTGGGCTACGTAGAGGGCGAGATCACGGCTGACAGCGATCCGCGCATGGCGGCGCTGGAAGTAATCGACGGAGAGGAGGGCAAGCCCAAGAGCGAGGGGTCCGCTCTAGAACAGGCAAGGGCTAAGCGAGCCGGAGCACGATCCGGCGGCAAATAGGAGAAGGAGACAGACATGCCGAAGTTGAACAAGGAGCAGGCAAAGCAGACCGACGAGGCCGAGTCCGCATTCGGGCCTCTGGACGCCGGTATCTACTTGGGCACCCTGGCCGAGGTTACCGTGGCGCAGGGGAACAAGGGCCCGTACTGGTCGTGGAAGTTCAGCGACCTGGTCAATGCCGACACGGACGAGAAGGCCCCGGGATCGCTATGGGTCAACACGTCGCTGTCGGCCGAGGCGCAGTGGAAGATGAAGGAGGTCTTCGACGCGTTCGAGGTCAGTTCCGACGCGGACACCGACGAGTTGGTCGGGCAGCAGATCCAGCTCGTCGTCTCGCAGCGCGAGATCGAGCGCGGAGCCCGCATGGGGCAGATCGGCAACAACGTCGACGCCTGCCTGCCGCTCGGCGCCTCTGACAACTAAACCGACGACATAGCCCATCGGGAGGGGCGTCGCCGGCATGGGGCGCCTCTCCTGCGTGGGGAAGGCGGGGACCATATTGGATCAAGCAGCGCCTGCGATCGATGAGGCCATAGCCGGCGCGGTCGCGGTAACTAAACTTGGCATTCGCGTGGTGCCTGTGTGGGGCGTGCGGCTGGAGGATGGAGAATCAGGCCGGCTGGTGTGCGCGTGCCCCATGCGGGCGGGGTGCACCTCTCCGGGTAAGCACCCGATCGAGTCGGGCTGGCAGCGGCTGGCAACTCTAAACGAGAACCGGATCGCGCATTGGGCCAAGCTGTACGGCGGCTGCAACTTCGGGGCCCTGGGCGATGATTTGATCACGGTGGACATCGACCCCAAGAACGGAGGCGCCCTGGCCGATCTGCCGTCATGGGTACCCAAGACCAACTACGTCGTGGCGACCGGCGGTGGCGGGTGGCATCTCGGGTTCCGTCCCCCGGAGCATCCGGTCTCTAACGCCAAGCTTCGCCCCGGCATAGATCTCAAGGCGACCGGCGGCTACGTCGTGTGTCCGGGGTCGATGCACGTGCGAGGCCAGCGATACGTCTGGGTCGCGATGCCGCGGCTGGACGCCTGGGTGCCATGGCCAGACCTGCCGGCCGACCAGGCCGAGGACACGAGCACGCGGTCCCACCTGACGACGCTGCTTTCCAATCCCGCGCAGGTGGGAGATCGCAACAATTGGCTGGCCCAAGTCGCCGGTCACTACGCCAAGGCGTTCAGTCATCGGGACGCGTTCGATCTTCACGTGCAGATGGCATCCTCGTTGTTGGATCAGACCGGATTGGGACAGGCCGAGGTCGACAAGCTGCGTGACTCGATCTGGGCCAAGGAACAGACCAAGGTCGCCACTGTTGGATCCTGGACTCCTTTTGATCTTGGGGCGCTGGTGGCGGCTCCGCCATCCGAGCCCGAGCGATTCGGGCCGGCGCAGATGCTCTACCGAGGAGAGGTTCATTGGCTCGCAGGGGAGCCGGAGTCGGGCAAATCGATCCTGGCTTACGCCGCGGCCGTGCAGGAGATCGGGCACGAGCACGCCGTGTTGCTGCTGGACGAGGATGCCGGCGTGCGGGACGCAGCCTCTAAGCTGGGGGCGCTGGGGGCGACGCCGGAGCAGCTACGGACCTTCATGGTTTATCTGCCACCGACCGGACGCGACCTGTTCAAGGACTGGGATCGATTGACCGACCTGATCGTGGGGCACCGGCCGACGATGGTGATCCTGGACGCGGCAGCGGACCATCTGGCGGCGTCGAACAAGGACGAAGATCGGGCTCGGGACGTGACGCAATTCATCAACCGGGTGCTCAAGCCGCTCGCACAGGAGCATGGGTGCTGCGTCGTTGTAATCGACCACAAGACTAAGGGAGACCCGGACAGCCGCTACGCCCGCGCCTCGGGTGCAAAGCTCGCCAAAGCTGAGGTCGGCTATAACATCGCGGCACCGGAGCCGTTCAACAGGTCACGTAGCGGACGCCTGCACGTCGTGTGCACCAAGGACAAGCCGGGGTACATCGGCCGCGACACCTCCTGGATGGTGAACGTGATCGTCCAGGCCGAGGGCGCCAAAATCCGACTGAAGCCCGGCTCGCCTATGGCAGCGGATCAGACGCGCGAGGTCGTGGACCGCCGACGCAAAGCCGCGGGAGGCAGCACGCCGCTGGTCGAGCGGGTGCGCACCGCGATGACGGGCGTGCTGATTCCCGAATCGATCGCGGAGATATCGGCGCACATGACCAATCCCCCCGATCGGAGCCGCATCCAGAAGGCTCTGCAAACGATGCTCGATAACGGCGAAGTGACCTGCTCCGACAGCCAGCCGGGGCTCTCCAAGACATGGCGGCTAGTCACATGAGAACGTGTGTTATTAGGGGGTGTGCTATTGTGCGCCTCGGGCACCCCAGGGGGCGGGTGTGCTAGTGTGCCCGCCCCCGAAGGGGGCACACGCACACCTTCGAGCCCCCAGATAGCACAGGTAGGGAGGTAGCACAGGTTTGGAGTGGCCAGATATCATCGGGCGGTTCGTCGCCGTCGACACCGAAACTACGGGAGGGACCCATCCCGACCCGCCCGAGTGCGCCCGGGTGGCCGTCGTGTCGATCGCGTGGCGCGACGACGGGGCGCCGTCTCGAATCCTGTCGGCGGCCTATCCGTTCTCGTTCGGACCGGGCCGGGGGGCGCAGGCGTCACTTGCGCTAGACGGGCAGGTCAACCTGGGGCAGCAGGACTGGGAGGGGTTGGTGGCGTGGCTTCGGGCCCACCGGCTGATCATGCACGGTATCAAGTTCGACCTGCGCGTCATGGCGGCCGGCACCGACGAATTCGAGGGCGCCGATCTGACGGACGCGGTCGGGTGGGACACGATGCTTGCTAGCCGGGATCTGGACCCGCACCAGTCGGCGGAACTGGAGCAGGTAGAGCTGCGCGCGGGGTACTTGGACCGCGACAGGCGAGCGGCCTGGCACGAACAAAAGCGGCAAGTGAAGAATCTAAACCACATGAGCTGGGAGCAGGCCGCCGAGTACGCGCGAACCGACGCCGAGGTCACGTATGCGGCGTGGGAGTGGCAAATGGCTCGATATGCCGAGGGGGAGGGCGATCGGGCGGCATTGGACGCCGAGATCGAATACGCCAAGGTGCTCGGCCGGTTGGAGAGCCGCGGCATCGGGTACGACTATGCGCGGTCGATGCGGGTGGCGCAGGATCTGAAGGTGGCCGAGTCGCATATCCGAGTCTCCCTGCCGTTCCGGGCCACGCTGCCGGGGGCTAAAAACTGGTTCTTCGCTTCCGGGCGGGAGGAGCCGGCCGGCACCACCGCCACCGGCAATCCCAAGCTGGACGATCGGGAAGTGGGTCGCCTGGCGGCCAAAGGCGTTCCACACGCAGCCGATTATCAACTACTTCGCAAGATGGAGACGGCGCGGTCCAAGTGGTTCGAATCGTACGCCCAGATGTGCGGGTGGGACGGCCGGCTGCGGACGGACTTTTCTCAAGCCAAGGTGGTCAGCGGTCGGCTGTCGTCGACGCGAGTAAATCTGCAGGCGATCCCGCACGAATATCAGCTTGAGATGCTGACCGACGCCGGATTCCCGGCACCGCGCGACCTGTTTGTGCCCAAGCGCGCCTCTAAGCTGTGGGAGCTGGACCTGTCTCAGGCCGAGTTGCGGGTGGCGGCTGTTGAGGCCGACTGCACCCCGATGTTAGAGATGATCCGTGCCGGCGTGGACATCCACGGCCAAGTCGCGGAGCAGCTATTCGGGGACAAGCCCGGGTCGCCGACCTGGGATCGGAACCGGTCGATTGGGAAGCGCGCCGACTTCAGTTTCATCTTTGGGATTGGGGCCGATACCTTCCAGGTCGACCTGGCCAACTATTCAGGCATCTGGTTGGAGCTGCGCGAGTGCCACCGGATCGTGGGCGACTGGCGCCGACTGTACCCCGAGTACGGCCGGGCCAATCGGCGGTACATGGAGGCGGCGAATCACTGGCGCTACATCCGGCTTGTCAACGGACGGGTGCGGCACTTCGGCACGTGGGAGGAGCAGCACAAAGCGTTCAACCAATATGTCCAGGGATCGCTCGCCGAGCTGATGCGCGAGTGGCTGGTGCAGACCGAGCGACGCTACCCCGGGATCGCCGTGCTTACGATCCACGACTCGCTCGTGCTGGAGACCAGCTCTAAGGCTAAAGTGCAGGCCGTGCAGCGGCTGGGTGAACAACTCGGGGAACAGATGTTCAACGTCCCTATGGCTATCGACTTGAAGGAGTGGGGGAAGTGAGCGAGTCTAAGCGAACCGGGTCGGCGTTCGACATCGTCGCGCCTGCGCAGATCGGGCGAGTGAATAATCTGCTTGCAATCGATCCCGGACCGGTGCATTGCGGCATGGCCTGGTTCCAGGGCCAGAATGGATGGCACGTGACCGAGACAGTGGACACGAATCCACTCGACTGCCTGTATCTGACGCAAAGCTGGATCCGGGAGCCGGGCCCGGGCGTGCTCGTGGTCGAGGGATTCCAACTTTACCCGAACATGCTGCAGGAGCAGGGGCTGAGTCGGATGGGAACGCCCGAAGTGATTGGGGCGCTGAAATGGCTGTACATCTCGGAGTCGACGGAGGAGGTCGCGTTCTACGAGCAAGGGGCGTCGGTCAAGCAGCACGGCTGCGCCTACCTGAACAAGCTCGCCGGCGGGCAATGCGACTACGGATACAAGGGTGGCAAACGAGTCTGGGTCCACGATGCCGAGGTGCACGTGGGCACGAATCCCCACAAACGCGATGCTGAGGCCCACGGGTGGTTCCGAATCAAAAAGTTGAAAGGATAGTTGACGGCGTGCCATGGATCTGCTAGGATGGACGGCGGTGGGTCCGGCTTAGCGAGGGACATGCGGCGTCGGCGCAAGCGGAATGTAGAAGCCCGTTCGGCCCACCGTTTGGGGCGGCCACGACGACAGGAGGGGCGTCATGCTGGTACTGCTGGTAGCGATGGGCGTTGCCCTGTTCGCGTTCGGATGCGGGTTCGTGTTCGGCACCGCATACGGCGTGTATCGGGAGCAGTGGTCGCAGACGCGACGGTTCCACGAGGGGCGGTGGTGATCATGGAGCATCTGGCGCATCTAGTCGAGTGGTTGGGCGGTGCGTGGTCGTGCATCGGCTGTAGGGCCGGTTGGGAGCGGTTGCCGGCCAATTCGATCAGGGGCAGGGGTCGGCGATTCGCTGTCGTGATCGAAAGGTGAGCGGCAAACTACTAGTGGTCGTGGGCGGTCAATACGGCTCCGAGGGCAAAGGTGCGATCGTCGGACACCTGGTCCGGACCGAGCGTAAGCGAGCGCTGGTCGTGCGAGTGGGCGGGCCCAACGCCGGGCATACGGTGTACGACGAGCGAGGGAATCGATTCGCGATGCGGCAGATCCCGGTTGGGTTCGTGGATGAGCAGGCGCGATTGGCGATCGGAGCCGGGTCGGAGATTTCGCCGCGAGTGCTGTGGGATGAGGTCGCTGACCTGGAGAACGCCGGGTATCAGATCCGCGATCGGTTGACGATCGATCCGAACGCCACGATCCTGGAACCCAAGCACGAAGAGCAGGGCGAGCAGCAGCGCCGCCGGGGATCGACCGGCAAGGGAGTGGGGGTGGCGCGATCTGCCCGGGTCCGCCGCGCCGCCCGCACGGTGCAGACTTGGTCCGAGCCTATGCCGGGGGAAGTGGCTCCCGTGGCCGATCTGGCGGGTGATCACCTGAGCCGGGGGCAGACCGTGATCGTGGAAGGCACGCAGGGCTACGGCTTGGGATTGCACACGTCGTTCTATCCGTACACGACCTCGGGCGACTGCACGGCGATCGACATGCTGGCTGCCGCTGGGATCAACCCGTGGACGACGCAGCACTTGCAGGTCTGGGTAGTCTTGCGCACGCACCCGATCCGGGTGGCCGGCAACTCGGGGCCCATGTACGAGGAGACGACCTGGGGCAATCTGACGAGCGAGTCGGGCGGACACGTTATGCCTGAGTACACGACGGTAACCCGCAAGATGCGGCGGGTCGGACGCTGGGACAGCGCTCTGGCGTACGATGCGATTCGGGCGAACGGGGGGCCGCCGGCTGTACGGCTTGCGCTGATGATGTTCGACTACTGGTATCCGCATCTGGCCGGGGCCGTGCGTTTCCCGCCGTCGTCGCTGGATGCGACCGAGCAATTGGTAAAGTTGGAGCAGGAACTGGGTGCCCGGATCGAGCTGGTCGGCACCGGTCCCCGGACGATCATCGATCGGCGGCCCTGATGGACATCCTGTACTCGCTAAAAACGAGCGCTCCTCTGGACCTGACCATCGACTCTATCAAGGCGGGTCACCACGCTAATCTGAAGAAACGGATGGATGTTCAAGAAGGGGACGACGTATTCTGGTTTTACGGATTGGCATGCTTGGGCGCAGCCTCTATCGAATCGGTGCAGCTACGCGAGCGCGGGACTCTCCAATTCTGGACGGGGCCTCTGCGGATGCTAACGCCTGCCGAGCGGAGAGCTGTTCGGCTCAGCAGGGCGGGCACGGCTCGGGGGGGCGCCTATGCGCGCAACGGATCGGGGGCCAAGTGAAGGATTTGGAGGATTGGTGGCGCAGGACCGCGCAGGCCGATCTGGAGCTGGTGATCCCCAAGCTGCAAGAGTACGGGTCGCTGGATCTGGAGCTGATCGGGCTGGCGCTGGGATCGGATGCCGAGGCCGGTGTCATGTACTACTTGCTCGGAAAGGCGGGGCGGGCGGTCTCGGCCTATCGGCGAGGGGCGCTGCCGAGTGAGGACACGTTGGTGGACGCCACGATCTACGCGATGATGGCGCGCCGAATCCGCGAGACAGGGAGATGGCCATGAGCAGTTGCGGGTGCTACGTGCCTGCCCTGGAGACGCCGTTTGGGGACGACATCGAATACTGTCCCCTTCACGCCGCCGCTCCGGACCTACTGGCGGCGTTGGAACCGATGACCAAGGCCGTGCGGGCCTACCTCGTCGAGGTGAGTCGGGCTCCGAACAATCGGAGTGACGAGGTCATCGACGCAGCGGTGCGAGCCCTGGTGGACTCTGTTCCGGCCGGGGTCGCCGCCATTGCCAAGGCCAAGGGGGAAGCGTGACCGATCAGACGTGGACGGTGTATTTGGCACGGCCGCTTGATCAGGCGGCTGCGCAAGGCGTCGCGTGGGACATCGTTCGGTCTTTGTTGGAGGAGGCCGGCGCGCAGGTGTACGACCCGGGGTCGTGGACCGGACCCCCGAACGGGATGCCGTTTGCGCAGCAAGTGCACGACGCGGCATTGGACTGGGCCGACGGCGTGTTTGCGTGCTTGCCGGATGGGCAGGCGTCGGTCGGCGTGCCGATGGAGGTCGAGCGGGCCGTGGGTCTTTCTAAGCCTGTGGTCGTGTTGGGCGGCAACATCGTGGCGAAGTCTCCCGTGTTGGCCGCGCGCGGGGTGCCGGTGTTCCTGAACCCAGACCAGGCTGTGAATAATCTAAAGGCGGCCGTGCTGGGGGATCACCCCGAGTTGGACGAGACCATTCGAGTCTTCTTGGGTCTGGTGGATCTGGAAGTGCGCCAGGCCCTTATCAAGCACCCACGGTCGGACGATCCCGAATGGACGACGCTGGATCGGTGGTTCTCGATCTGGATTGAAGAGGTGATCGAGGCCGTGCAGGCGTGGAACGATCGTAAGGACCCGAACGAGATCCGGGAGGAGCTGGTCCAGGTGGCGGCCATGAGCCTGCAACTGTGGAGGGCCACGCTGGCGGGCTAGCGTGCGGGCAAAGTCCATGATAAAATCATCGCCGATGGGGTTGCCGACGCCCGCGCTCATGCATCGTCGGATCACGGCGCTTCGTGCCTTACTCGCCGATCTGGATGATGAATATCGGTGGGCGTACGAACTAGCCTACGGTCAGAATGGCCGGTCAATCCCTGAGCCTGGCGGCACTCGCAATCCGGCGCAGATTCGGCCGACCGAACAGGCAGCGACGGCTGACGCGTTGGTGCGTAAACGAGCTGAGCACGTGGCGGCTCGGGTGCAGGGGATGATTAGGGACGTGCGCGGAATGTTGAATACGCTGCTGCCCGCGGCCGACCGAACCAGCGGCCATCCCGACACGTATCCGCGCACGATCACACTCGAAGAGCGACAATCATTGAAGGCGGCCCAACGTCGCAGGGCCGACCGAGGTGCCGGCTGGGGAACCGGCTGAGAGGGGGGATCGCCGAGACCAACTCGCCCTGACCGACCCGCCGCTTATCCAGGGGCGCGGCAACGACCAGGAGGATCAGCAAATGACCAGAGCAGTCGTGTTTGGACTGGCATGTATCGTGCTGGCCGTTTTTGGTAGAGGCCTCATTGCAGACGCGGAGGCGGGAGAAGGATTCAAGTCGTGGAGGATGCGCGAGTGCCGGTTCCAGTCGCTGGACAAGGCGCTGTGGACGCAGCGCGAGGAGTGGCTGACGGCGCGGTGTGCCACGAGCAAGTGGGCGGTGCCGGGTGGACTGGCCGAGTTCGATTCGATAGCGCAGTGCGAGAGTGGGTGGAACAGATTCGCCTCGAACGGTGGTTCCTATCTGGGCCTGTTCCAGCATGCGGCTGGATCGTATGTTAGCCGGGTCCGTGCGTTCGAACCACCGAGTTGGGACAAGGGTTTGTCGGAGCGGTGGACCAATTCACGGGGCCAAATCGTGATGAGCGCGCGGATGATGGCGGCGGTGGGGTTGTCGCCGTGGGCTTGTGCGTAAAACGGCACCAACCCCGCCGACCTGCAAGACCTGCGAGTGGCAGCGGGCGAGCAGGCGCGGCGAGTGCGGCGCTTGCTATATGTACAGGTACAGGCACGGGCGCCGCCGGCCCGAGCGCCTGATCGTGGCTCACGCAGAGCGCGCGCTCCGGAGCGGGACCTATTGACAGCGGGCGCCAGCGGTGTTACTCTGCGCCAGGATGGCGATATCTGCCCTCGGGATTCGGAAGGTCCGGGCCCGGGGGCGTCGCCTTATTCGGGGGGTTTGGCGCGGATGCGTTGGGAGCTAGCCCGCTGCGCTCAATCAGATATCGATCCGGAATTGTTTTTCCCTGAGAAGGGGGCTTCGTCCCGTCGGGCCCGAGCGATTTGTGCCGAGTGCCCGATCCAGATCGAATGTCTGAACTACGCGATCTTTCACCGCGTCAGCGATGGAATCTGGGGAGGCCGGTCGCCGGATCAACGTAAGACTCTCCGTAGACTGGCCGCCTAGGGCAGAAGGGATTCCCTCATGGTGAAGGTATCTGATCGTCGGCGGTTCCTTGTGCTTGGGATCGTAGTCGGTCTTGTCCTCGGCGTGTGGTACATGCTCGGGACTGGTCGGGCGGCTGATCCACAGTTTGCCTACGCCGACTCGACCATCTCCAACACCGTATGGGCGACGTACCCCAATCCCAGCGGTCATCAGTGGTGGGATGGACTGGTGGCTCCCAGTGACGGACTGACTACGCGGACCACGGTATCGAATCCAATCAATCGCGCTGCCGAGGCAACCCTGAGCGACGTCGAGGACCCGAACATCGGCAGCGGTCACGTCCTGCACTGGGATCTGTGGAAGCCCGCTGGAGCCACGACGCTCACCGTCACGATGGAGCTGAGGCAGGGGACGACCACGATCGCGTCGTTCAGCCACGTCGCCACCACCACCGTCACCGCGTACGACGACGCCCTGACGACCACCCAGGCGGCCGCCATCACCGACTACGCGGCTCTGAACCTGAGGATCAACGCGAACACGACCGGCTCGGGCGCTAGCTCCATCCCCCACCTCACCTACTTCAGCCTGGAAGTGCCGCCCGTGCAGCCGGTAGAACCGACGACCTTCCCGGTGCCGCCGGGAATTCCCTATGACTGCTCGGTCGACGTGAAGGCTGATCTTCAGGCCTGGGTCGCCACCGTCCCGGACGGTGTAGCCGGTGCACCGAGCAAGCTGCTGTTCCCCACGGGATCGTGCTACCTCGTGGGGGCTGACCACGGCTTGCAGATCACGAACCGCAACCACCTGCTGCTCTCGGGATACGGCTCAACCCTGCGCTCAGCGGTAGCCTTCCCGAACGGAACTGTCGGTAACAAGGGACACATCCTGTCCATCGAAGAGACCCTGACGGGCACCGCGAGTGACATCAGCGTCGAGGGCTTCCAGATGGAGGGCACCAACCCGAACCCTGGCGTGTATGACGGGGTGAACTACGTTCAGCACGCCTTCCGTCTCGCTGGCGGAGTGGACGGTGTCGACATTCAGGACATCACGGTTGGTGGCAACGACGGGATCGCTAACGAGATTCGCGGCGACACCCTCTACGCCAGCACGTACGGTGGACAGGGTGTAGATCCCGAGCCGAGGAACATCACCGCCGACAACGTGGTCTCGTGGGGGAACGGACGCGCATGCGTCTCGCTCGTCAACGCGAACACGTGGATGCTGACCAACTGGTACTGCGGAAACCTGCGAGGTGGGATCACGACCGACCGCAACTCCAGCTCCGACGCGGCTCCGAACGGAACGATCACAGGGCTCACGCTGGACGGCGCGAAGCACTACGGCGTTCAGATCACCGCCGGGTCCAACAACATCGCCGTGGACGGCGTGACGTGTACCGCGGTCAAGTCCTGCCGGATGATCATCAAGGGGTTCTTGACTTCCGGGGGAGTCGAGGAGTGGACTGATAACGTCTCCATCACGAATGTTAGTTCGCCAGCGTTGACGGACACCCCCGGCTGGTGGTTCGGCCCCTACGTCTCGAACCTGACGGTCCAGAACAACCTCTACACGTGCCCGCTCGGCTCGAACGGACAGCCGTTCCGCGAGGCATTCAGGTTCTTCACTGAGGTAGGCCCCGCCGAGGTCTCGTTCAACAACATCCCGAACTGCATCGAGGCGATCTACTCCGTTCCGTTTACCCCGGTCCAGCCCTTCGCGGTCCACGACAACGACACTATGCCCTAAGGAGGGACACCGTGAAGAAGACACTGCTCGCTGTTCTTGCGTGTCTGCTGCTTGCAGCGCCCGCGCTGGCCGTCACGGGACCCGAAGCACCGGGTTCGTTGCCAAGTCAGAATCCCATGAAGTTTGACTTTGCCAAGGCGCGGGGTCCGGGACACATCGTGTTCTCGCGTCTCAGCATCCCTGAACGTCCGTACGGTGAAGATGGATTCGACTTCGGCGGTCGCGCCGGTTACGGCTGTATGTTCGTCGAGATCGTGGATGGCGGAGCGACCGCTTCCCTCTCAGACGACGTGGTAATCGCCAGGATCGCTGGTGAGCGGTACGAGAACTTGGTCACGGATGGGCCTCTCTACGTCTTCATGGACACTCCGAATCGCGGAGCGGGTAACGATGTGCCTTGCTCGAACGGCTACGGGGACCCGAGCCCGAACGGGCGGGCGAGCGCCGAGGAGTTGTCGCGCTCGACCAGTCCGGGCGAGCCATCGCACGCGCAGGGCCACATCATTCAGGTCTGGCAGGACGGCGTCGAGGTTGGACGTATCCAGGTACCACACGCCGAGATCGAGTTCACAACCGACGGCAGTCCCGCGCGCGGCGAGACCTCGTGGTGGTTTCGGGGCGACCAGGATGGCGAGATCATCCTGTGGTACGAGAACCCCGACCTGAACCCCGCACCCTATGGCATCATCGCGCGCCTGTCCGTCGTGTCGTACTTCCCGAACGTGACGTTCGACGACTGCGTGATCGGCAATCCCGAGGGAACGCCGTGCCCGCAGGCATACTCGAACGAGCCCGCGCCACCCCCGCCCGTGACGCAGGTCACGCTGGGTTCGGGGACGACCGAGCTGTCGTGTCCCGACGACTCAAACCCGGTGGTAACTCAGGCCGATTCGCTTCAGGTCTTCTGCCCGTGAGGTGCTAAGATGGCGCGCGGTGACATCACGTGTCCGATTGACGGCCTGGTGCTAACGCTCCCAGTCTTTAGTCGCCTACCCAACGACCCGACCACGCTCGTCGTGGGGGAGCACATTCACATCACCGTGAGCGCCAACGGGGTCTGCGCCAACGGCCACCGGTGGGTGATCGAGAGTGGGGACATTCTCTATCGAAGGATCGTCTGATGCCTCTGATGCTGCCAAAGCAGCGGGGGCTACGTCGTGAGGCGAACGCATCCGGCAGGCTGACGGGCACATACGGCACGTTGCTTACAGCGAGTGCCACGATCCACACGCTGGGTACGAAGGTCGAGCTGTTCGCCAGCACGAGCTTCGACACGCACTGGGTCGACATCTACGTCCACAACTCGGCCATTACGAACTCGGCGACCGACCAGCTCATGAACATCTACGTCGGCGCGGACACCCAGGAGCAGTTGCTCGTTCCTAACCTGCAGACGGGGTGGGCGAGACAGATCTCAGGTACAGACTTCGGACGTACCTACAGCTTTCCCCTTCACATCCCGGCCGGTAGCAGGATTACGGCGGACCTGCAAGCACTCATCGCGAGCGACACCATCTCCGTGTGGATGGTGCTCTTCGGGGGGGATCCCATTCCCCACTGGACGGGTACGCGAGTGGAGACCATCGGAGCGGTTACGTCCGTGTCTCGCGGTTCGCTCGTTTCCGTCGGCACAACGGCCGAGGGGGCGCTCACTCGTCTCGGAGCGTCGGACGCGGCGGCGACGCTGGCACACGACTGGGGCTTCGTGCATGTTGCGACCGGAAGTACGGACTCCAGCTCGCCCGCGACGCAGGACGACATTGACCTCGGAACGTCGGCTGCGGTCATACCGGGGTTGGAAGACTTTCGCTCCTCCTTCGGGTCCACTGAGGACATGCGCACCTACGAGGACGGACGATTCTGCTACGTTCCCGCTGGGACGATCCTTTATTCCAGGATTCAGGCGCTGTCGAACGCGAATCTGCAGAGGACCGTCCTCGCTCACGGAGTCTACTGATGCCGTACGCGCTGTCGAAGGTCAGGGGCGTCAGGTTGCAGTCGAACATCTCCGGGCAGCCCGCTAACGACCAGGGAACGGTGCTGACGTCGGACGGGACGGCGCACGTCGAGCCCGCCACTGAAACGGAGATCCTTGCGTCCACGAACTTCGACACCGACTGGGTGTGGCTACAGTTCGCAAACAACGGTGGGCCGGTCATCAACTCCAGCTCCCTCGTCAACATCAAGGTCGGGGCGGCGGGCTCGGAGCAGATACTCATTCCAAACCTGCTGGCAGGATGGGTGGGATCGGACGCGAACCTCGCTCGCACGTACAAGTTCCCGCTCCGCATTCCCGCCGGAACCCGCATCTCGGGGACTCACCGGAGCGCGCGGGTCTCCACAGGTGTCACCTGCAAGATCAAGCTGTTCGGCGGTGGTGAGGGGATGCACTGGACCGGAACGGCGGTCGAGGAAGTCGGCGCATTTACGGACGACTCGGGCGGTCAGTCGGTCATCCCCGGGGCGGCGTCCGACGGAACGCTGACGTCGCTCGGGACGACGGTCCACGACTGGGGTTACGTCCTCCCGATGGTTGGTGGCAACGTAGACACCGCCGAAGTGGGGCAGGCCATTGCCGCCGACCTCGGGTCGTCCTCGTCGGTGGCGATCCCCGGGCTGGATGAGTTCTACTTCGGGGGATCTACATCCGAGACGTTCGGTAACGCGCAGGCGATCTTCGGTAGGTTCTGCTTCGTCCCGGCGGGAACGACACTACACTTGCGGTCGCAGGGTTCGGGTGCTGGGGACGCGGACGACTGGGTCGTGTACGGCGTATATTAGGGAGGGCGGATGGCACTTAGTGAAGCATTCAGTGGTACCGAGACAGTCGGCACGGACGAGTGGGACCTCCCGTCGGACACTACGACGCTCGGGGCGCAGACGGACGACGGCGTCTACCAAGTCTTCCTCGATCTGAACGCTCTCGCCGACGGTGACACGTTTCGGTTCGCCGCGTATGAGCAGGTGCTGGCCGCATCGACGCAGCGTCGCTTCTTCTCGCAGGAGATCAGCAACGCGCAGGGCGTCGAGGACAACTGGGTCTCGCCGTCGTTCCTCCTCCTACACGGCTGGACGTTCTCGCTCGTGAAGGTGTCCGGCACCGACCGGGCCATCGATTGGTCGATTCGTAAGGTGGCATAGTGTCCTGGGGTCCTTGGTACGGGCCTCTCCTATCGGGAGCCGCGCAGCAGCAGGCTGGCGGGGGCGCGCAGAGCCTGACTGGCGCGATCTTCGCCCGGGCCGGATCGTTCGGCGCCGGGGTGCTGTCGACGCTGTCGACACTGGCCGGCGCAGTCTTCACCAAGACTCCCTCGTTCGGAGCCGGCACGATCTCGGTCGCGGCTGACCCGAATAATCTCCAGGTGACGATCGTGGGCACCACGGCACAACTGACTTGGTCGGCATCGGGGACTCCGGGCGTCGCCGACTACTCGATATTCCGGCGTTCACCGCAGACGGGCGCGGCCTTCGATCCTGAGGTCGACACCCCGATCGCGACCGGGATCACCGGGACGAGCTACGACGACGAGAATCTGGCCGCTCGCGAGTACGACTGGCAGGTCTTCGGACGGGTGCCCGCATGAGCCAGTTCGCGCGGCCCGACTCGAATGTAACTCAGACAAACTTTACCGGCGGATTCGCCGACATCGATGAAGCGTCGGCGTCCGACGCCGATTTTGCCTGGGGGACGAACAACACAGCCGCAGTTCTCGAAGTCGGTCTCGGGGATCCGGCGACGCCGCTGGGGGCCGGGAGTCTAACCTTCAGGTACCGAATTGCGAAGACCAACGCCGGTACGGTCGATGGTGCGGGCAACGCTGTCACGGTTACCGCCGAACTGTATCAGGGTACTACGCTGATCGCGGCCGACGCGGCCCGGACGGCGAATGGAACCTGGACGGGGTACTCCTACACGCTTAGTGGTGCGGAAGCGGCAGCGATTACCGATTTCACCGACCTGCGACTGAGGTTCACCACATCGGCATCGGGCGGGGCGCCGGCGAACCGGCGCGGCGGGGCGGTCTCGTGGGCGGAGCTGGAGACTCCGGACCAGGGCGCGGCTCCGCAGGATTTGACTGGCGCCGTGTTCACAAAGGCGCCCTCATTCGGCGCCGGTGTGGTGACCCTGAGCTTGCAGATCCTGGCCGGGGCGGTCTTCACAAAGGCCCCGACGTTCGGCGCGGCGACGATCACCAGCGTCTACGATCTCATCGGGACGATCGCGCCGCCTGTCGCGATCTCGCAGCGCGGCTCGATGGCGTCCTATACGGGATACAACCAGGCGCACACCTCGTTGTGGCTCAACGGGAAGATCTATCTCGGGACGTCACAGACCCCGTTCAGGATTCTGCGGCTGAACGATCCGCTTAATAATCTGTCGGATGTCACCGGGGTAACGGCTCCGGGCGACGGACATCACATCGGCGCTTGGGACATGGTCTACGTGCCCTCCAAGGGCAAGATTTACGTGATGACGCAGGACACCGACGCCACGCTTGTTTGTGAAGTTGACCCGGACACCCTAGCTATTACGGACGTGATTCACGACACCGGCGTTCCAACATCCGCTGGGCAGTACCCGGCCATCACGTCCGACGGAACCTACCTCTACACGACCTCTGACTTCGCTGGATGCGTTGTCACGCGCTACTACCTCTCGGACTTCACCCGCGAGGCGTTCTACGAAGAAATCTCCAGTCTGTCGGGCTACAGCTTCCCGCACGCCATCCGGTACGACCCGGAGAGCGGGTACGTGTTCGTGACGGGGGCACCCAACTCTCCGGCTCCGGCCTGGATCGTCAGGTGGGACCCGGACGATATGCACAACCCGATCTACACGACCTTCCAGGCCGGTCACTATCTCGCGACGGACACGATGGACTTTTTCGGCGACGACGTGTTCGTGGCGCTTGAAACGCAGGGTGGGATGCTCATCCGCGTCCGGAAGTCTGACCTCGCCACCCGCTACTACCCGTCCGATCAGAACCCGGCTTTCGAGGTTATCGAGAACTCGGGCATGATTTGGACGGTTCATGGCACGACTCCGAGCCGGATCATCGCGCGATTCCCCAACGGCACGCAACGGACCACTTTCGACGTGGAGGCTGGCTCGTCGATGGCCGACGAGATCGTGTTCGACGGCGCGCGCCATTGCTGGGTGATGGACTACGTTAGTCCGATTGAGGTCCGGGCCTTCGACGTCATCTACGATGTCACATTTGGTCGGGCGCCTACGTTCGGGGGCGGCACGATCACCTCGATCCGCACGCTGTCGGGCGGGGTCTTCACCAAGGCGCCGACATTCCCGACCGGAACGATCGCACTCGGTGGCGAAGGTCCCCAGAACCTCACGGGCGCGGTGTTCACCAGGGCGCCGTCGTTCCCGGCGGCCACAATTACGACGGTCTACGGGCTCACGGGCGCCGTGTTCACGAAGGCCGGGACCTATCCAACGGCCACGGTCACCACGACGTACGCGTTGTCCGGTGCGGTCTTCACGAAGGCCCCCGCATTCCCGACCGGGCTGATCGCGATTGCTGGGGGCACCTACACCTCCGGATCGGTTGTCGCGCAAGCCGTCGTGCCGCTGTACGGAGCGGCGTTCACGAAGGCACCAACATTCGGAGCGGGAACGATCACTCGCGGCGCCGTCACGCTGGCCGGAGCGGTGTTCGCCCGGGCTCCATCGTTCGGGGCCGGCAGCGTCACCACTTCGTACGCGTTGTCCGGTGCTGTGTTCCAGCGGACGCCTACGTTCCCGCAAGGGACCATCACCGCTGGTGGTGCGGCGCAAAACCTGACCGGCGCGGTGTTTGCTCGGGCGCCATCGTTCGGTGCTGGGGTGATCACGCAACAGGGCGGACCACAAACGCTGACGGGCGCGACATTCCAGCGCGTCCCTGCCTTCGGGGCGGGCGTCGTCGGCCGGGGTGCGGTTACGCTGTCGGGGGCAGTATTCACCCGTACGCCAACGTTCGGATCCGGTGTCATCACGCAACAAGGCGGCCCCCAGGTGTTGGGTGGCGCGGTCTTCGCGAAGGCCCCGACATTTGGGGCCGGAACGATCGGGCGCGGCGCGGTCACGCTGTCCGGGATCGTGTTCCAGCGGGCGCCCCTGTTCATCGCGGGGTTGCTGCGGGGATCGAATGCGCTGACGGGCACGACGTTCGTTCGGGTGCCCACTTTCGGCGCCGGCTTGATCAGCCGCACGATGATCGGGGCGACGTTCGTTCGATCGCCGATCTTCTCCGTGGGCAGCATCTCCACCGGGGCGGTCACGCTGGTGGGGTTCGTGTTCGCGAAGGCTCCGACATTCGCGGCGGGGCAGTTGATCGCCGGGCAACTTGGGGCGCCGGTCGTCGTACCTGGTACGATCGCTCGTATTGCCGGCACCGGGTTCGGGAGTTCGTTGTCGGGGACGGGTACGATCAGGCGTGGGAACGACTCGTAGGGAGGGCTATGGCTGGAATCCGAATCAGGCATCGGACGTTGAGATCCTGCTTGGCCATCGTGCCGATCGTGTCAATCCCGATGACGGGGCAATCGTTGTACGAATGTCCACACTGTCACGTCGTGCATCCGGTCAAAACGATCCATTTATGGTTGGACGACACAGGATCCTGCACGGTGTCTCAAGGAGTCTTCGATCTGATGAACATCGGCTGGACTGGGCCGCCCGAGTATGATATCGTGGGCGCCGTGGACAAGCCCCCTGCTCTGCAGATCGGCGTGGATCGAGTCGAGCAGGATTACCAGCACAGGCAGTTGCGGATCGGGAGGAGGTAAGCAGAATGCCGGATAGCGCAGCGGTAGCGGCGGCGCGTGCGGAACTGGATCAGGCGCAGGCGGCGGCAGATGAGTTGCGGGACGAGGTCGAGATCAAGTTCGCCGAGATCCAGGCGTTTGACGCTGAGCGGGCTGAGGCCTTGGCCGATTTCAAGGCACGGGGTAAGGTGCTTGGGGAGGCCTACGAGCCGGTGGCGGTCGAGTACGAGCGACGGCAGGGCTCGGTGGCGGCAGCCAAGTTGCGGTTGGAGACGCTGGAGGCAGGGCAAGAGTACGAGGAACCTCCGGCTCAAGGGATCGGGGGCGAGTAGAGATGGCCTCGGCATTCTACGAGAACTTTCGCAATGTGATGCTCGGTGGAGGCACGGGCGCAGCGATCGACCTGAACGACGCCGGCACCGCGATCAAGGTGATGTTGCGGGACGAGGGCGCCGATGCCCTGAACCTGGCCGACGACATGTACGACGACATCTCGGCTGGACTCATCGGGACGGCCGCCACCTGCGCGACCAAAACGGTGGGGACGGCCGGGATCGGGGCGTTTGACCATGATAACGTGGTCTACACCGCCGTGTCGGGCGCCAGCGTTGAGTCGCTGGACTACTACAAAGACACGGGTACCCCGTCCACATCGCAGCTCATCGCCAACATCGATGAGGGCTCGATCACCGGGCTGCCGGTGACCCCCAACGGTGGCGACATCAACTGGACACCCGCTGCGGGCGGGGTTTTCCAGATCACGTAGGCGGGAGCCATGCGCAAGAGTGAGGCGCAACAGCTCATCCGGGATCTGGGTTACGACCCAGATGATGTCGCCGATGTGACGCTCGGGCCGGCGGCGATCTCGGTTCGGGTACTGGATCGGGGGCCGAGTGGCGAGCCGATCAAGGACCTGACTGCGGGGATGGGGATTTCAACCCACTCCGTTGATCACGCCTACGATCCGGAGGAAGCATGACCAGCACCATCCGGCGGTGGAAGCGGGGATCCACCGTGCCCGCTATAGCCGACCGATTGCTGGACGCCGTAGGCAACCCGATCAATCTGACGGGCGCGACAGTCATGTTCATGTTCGGATCCGTCTCTGCCGGATCGGCGTCTGTCCATGGCACGGCACAGGTCGTGGCGGCCACCATGGGCGATGTAGCCTGGGCCTGGGGGACTGGCGATCTGGCCGTCGCTGGGTTATACTACGCGGGATGGCAGATCAGATACCAGGCCGGCGGGACCGAGACGCTTCCGCAGGGCGGCACAATCCCGGGCGAACCCGACTGGCGCCTGGTACGCGTCACGCCATAAGAGCGTGGGTCGTCGGGGCGTTGGAGGTGGGGGGTACGGTGGCCGTGGTGGCTGGCGTCTGGCAGATCTACCCACCGGCGGCGTGGATCGTGGCGGGCGCGGGTGCGCTCGCGCTCGGGCTCGCGCTCGATCGCGCTTAGATTTAGCTAAGGGGGCGGATATCGGGCGGAAGAGTGGAACAACGCGGGGAGACGAGTTGTCCGGCTTCTCTCTCCATTACAGTCTGGAAGTTAGCTAAATCTAAGAAGGAGGGTTACCATGGGCAAATCGCCAGAGGAACGGGACCCGGCAACCCCGGAATCGGTGAACGAGCAGGCCCTGCCGCCGAACGAATCCAGCACGGCCATGGCGCCGGGCATGAACACCGACTACGCCGGCGACCCCACCACACCGGCGGCGGTGAACGTGCAAGGGGACAGGATTCAAAGCCCGACCCCCGACGGGCCGCCGGCAGCCGCCGAGGAAACGGCTGCCCCCGAGGACGAGGCCGAGGGCCCGGGAACCGGCGCCTACGAGGACCGGACCATGGATCAGCTCCGCGTCGTGGCCCGGGGCCGCGGGCTCCCGACCTCGGGGACCAAGGACGAGCTGATTGATCGGCTCCGGGGATGATCGCCGCCGGCTCGGGTCTGTTCATCACGATTCTCGTCATCGTCCTGATCATCGCGGTCGTCCTGTTCATCCTCCGGAGGTAGCAGATGCCCAAACGGCCGCCTGGCAACGCTTGGGGATACGTCGGGTCCAGAACGCGGGCCCGGATCCGTGCCCAGGTGTTTGCCCGGGATAACTACAGGTGCCAGATCAAGCTCCCGGGGTGCACTGGGGCGGCCGAAGAGATCGACCACATCGTTCCGATAGGGAAGGGGGGTGCTCTCCTTGAACTCACGAACCTCCGCGCGGCGTGCGTCTGGTGCAACCAAAGCCGTACGCTCTACAACCGGACGCACGGCAGCCAAGAAGGCGAACGGCCAGCGGCCAACGACTGGTGAGCCCTCCTTGCAGTCGGATTTGATGGCGATCCGCGCCGCGTTGCTGGCCGAACTGCCTTCCTCATCGGGTACCCACCTGGCCAGCGTCGCCCGCGAGCTGCGCATTGTATCCGAGAGACTTGAGCAGATGAGGCCTCGAAAGGCATCGGTTCTTGACGAAATTGCGCAGCGCCGCGATCGTCGGCGTGCAGCAGCCGCGGGTTCGTAGCGTCCCGGCTTACGATTATTCGGACGGGGACGCCGCAATCGAGCTGGCGGCCTCTGCCGGCCTGGAGCTGGACCCGTGGGAAGCCGACTGCCTGCGGGACGCGATGGGCGTGCGGGTCGGCGACGTCGACCGGTGGGCAGCGCTTGAGGTCGGGATCATCGTCGGCCGGCAGAACGGCAAGGGCACGATCCTGGAGGCCCGAGAACTCGCCGGGCTTTATCTGGATTGGCTGCCCGAGCGGTTGATCCTGCACAGCGCCCACGAGTTCAAGACCGCTCGGGAGGCGTTCCTTCGGATCACGTCGCTGATCGATGGATCCGACGAGCTGCGCTCCCGAGTCAAGCAGATTAGAACGAGCCACGGCGAAGAGGGCATTCAACTTCAAAACGGCCGACGCCTGCAGTTCGTGGCTCGTTCGACTTCATCCGGCCGGGGGTTCACCGGCGACGTGGTCGTGCTAGACGAGGCATTCGCGCTCACGGACGAGATGATCGGGGCGATGTTCCCGACGATCTCGGCGCGAACGGTGCTGGGCAACCCGCAGATCTGGTATACCAGCTCCGCCGGAGGTCCGCTATCGTGGACTCTGGGTCGCGTGCGCCAGCGGGGCCACGATGCGGCGAACGGGGGCGAGCAGGGGCGCCTTTGCTATTTGGAGTGGTCGTCCGAAGCCGACGCCGATCTGGACGACGAACGGGCGTGGGCCGCGGCGAACCCCGGGCTCGGCATCCGGATCTCGATAGACGCGATCCGGATCGAACGCGAGGCCATGTCGGACGAGACATTCGCCCGGGAGCGGATGGGGATCTGGCCCGAGAGTGGCGACATCGCGGCTATCTCAGCGGTCGACTGGGAAGCCGCTTGTCACGCCGACGTGCAGGCGCAGCGCAAGGGGGCAGAATTCGGGGTTGACATCGTCCCGGACCAAAGCGCGGCCTCGATCGCAGCCTTTGGCGGCGAGATTGGCGAGCTGGTCGAGCATCGTCCGGGCACCGGGTGGCTGCTGGACAGGCTCGTGGAGCTGCATTCCAAGTACAAGGGCCCGGTCGTGATCGATGGTGGCGGCCCTGCGGCGTTCCTGATCCCGGCGCTGGAGTCCCGGCGGGTCAAGATTCGCAAGTTGTCGGCGGCCGAGGTCTACTCAGCCTGCGGGCGGATCTACGAGGCGATCGCCGACTCCAAGTTGATCGTCCGGGCCAACGTCGAGCTGGACGAAGCCGTGCAATTGTTGCGCAAAAAGTCCGTGTCGGGCGACCGGTTTAGCTGGCGCCGCGATGTCGGGGATGTATCGGCGATGTTCGCGCTGACACTGGCCTTCGGGCCCTCTAAGCCCAAGCGCGCAGAGCCCTTCGTACTGTTCGGATAGGAGAGCGGATGCTCGGCAAGCTACTGCGAACGAAGCAGCGCGAGGGCTTATCGCTGACGTGGGACGAGTATGCCCAGTTCTTCAAATACGGCAACACGTTCCACCCGCTGACGACATACGGAACCGAGCGCGACGACCCGCCACAGACGTTCGGAGGGTTCTCCGACGTGTTGCACGCGGCCTCCCCGGCGGTGTATCGCTGCTGTTCGGTGCGGCAAATGATCTTTTCAGAGGCGCGGTTCCGTTGGCGGGAGGTGCGCGACGGACACGTGGGGGATCTGTCCTCATCCGAAGCCCTGTCGCTGCTTGAGAAGCCGGAGCCCAACAAAACGACGACCGATCTACTGTCTATCTCGCTGACGTTCGCCGATCTCGGCGGCAATTGGTTCGGGTATCGCACCCGGGACAGGCTTCGGTCGCTGCGGCCCGACTGGATCGAGGTCCTGTTTGGGAATCGGAACGACGAATCGGGCTCGCCCTGGGCGCTCGATACCGACGTGATTGGCTACCTTTACTATCCGGGCGGCCCAAGCGCCAGCAACGATCCGATCGGGCTGCCGGCATCGTCGGTGGCGCACTTCATGCCGCATCCGGATCCAATGGCTCCGTGGCGCGGGATGAGCTGGTTGACGCCGCTGATCCGCGAGGTTATGGGCGACCAGGCCGCCACCAAGCACAAACTCAAGTTCTTCGAGCAGGGCGCCACGCCCAATATGATCATCAAGCCGCCACCGGACATGGGCGTGGAGGAGTTCATCGAGTGGAAAAAGCTATTCGACGCCGAATACGACCAGGGCACGGCGTCGGCCTTCAGGCGGATGTTTTTGGGTGGCGGGGCCGATGCCGACGTGGTCGGGTCGAACTTCCAAGAGATGGAGTTTCGGAATCTGCAGGGCCTGAGCGAGACCCGGATTGCAGCGGCGTCCGGGGTGGGCGCGGTCATCGCCCAGTTCAGCGAAGGCTTGCAGGGGTCGGCACTCAACACCGGCAACTACCAAGCTGCGCGCCGGCTGGTGGCGGATTCCACGATGCGCCCGCTGTGGTCCAAGATGGTTGGCGCGCTGAGCACGATCTTCCGGGCCCCTGAGGGCAAAGAGCTGTGGTATGATGAGCAGCACATCCCGTTCCTGCAAGAGGACGCCGAGGACAACGCGAAGATCCTGAACATGGACGCGATCTCGATCAGGCAGCTCACTGACGCGGGGTATAATCCCGACGACGTGATCGAAGCTGTGACCTCGGGCGACCTGCGCCGGCTCCGTCAGTCGCACTCGGGCCTGTTTTCGGTGCAGCTCCAGCCTCCGGGTGCGGGGCCACCGCAGTCGCCACCTCCGACGCCGGCCCCGCCCCCGGGGTCACCCCCGGGACGGGATATATCCCCTTCAAACTCTCCGGGCTCCGGTGACACGGACGGGCGTAGGCTGGTACCGGGGGGCTCGGAGGACGTCTCTCTATTACCGGAGGGCTTCCGTAGGGGGCGCACTCTTGAAGAGGAGTTCGCGGCGTTCCTGGGGGAATCGTGATGACGTGGACGCTCGAAACGTGCGCCCCGGTCTTTGGGAGGGGAAATGCCCTGGCACATCGTGCCGAACAGCTCACAGTGTCCGGCGAGCAAGCCGTGGGCGGTGGTGCTCAACTCGACGGGCAAGGCCGTGGGGTGTCACGCCACGAAGGGGGCGGCGCAGGCGCATCTCGCCGCGCTGAACATCAACGCGACGGCGAAGGAGGACAAGATGGGTAAGCGGCAGCAATTCGTGGAGACGACCCCGGTCTCGACAGTCCCAGCGATTCCGACCACGCTTGCAGGCGCCGCGGTCGTGCGAGGTTTCCGGCCCCCGGAGGACCCAGACCCGGACGACGACGCTGATCGGGAGAACGACACGATCCAGGATGGTCTGGAAGAAGCGCGCTGGGACGGGACCGCGGCCATGCGCAAGTGCAAGACCGCGGGGGACTTCCGATCGATCGCGTTCGAGCTGGCCAACGACTCGGATCCCGCTACGCAGGCGCATTGGGCGCTGCCGCACCACGCCACGCCACACGGGCCGGCCGACTCCGGCGGGGTAAGTGCCGCACTTGGGCGGCTAAACCAGACGGGAGCTACGGTTATGTCCAAGGAATCGATCCGCAACCACTTGACGCGCCACCAGGGCGCGTCCAAGTCCTCAGCGCTGGATCTGCCGACCGAGTCATTGTACCGCGGCATCTGGCCGGCGGATCTGAAGCTGCGCGAGGTCGCGGATGGATTCCCCGGCCCGGTCATGTTCGGGCATTTCGCGGTCTTCGATCAGTGGACCCGGATCGAATCGATCTTCGAGGGCGACTTCATGGAGCGTCTGGCGATGGGTGCTTTCGCCAAGACATTCGTCGAGCGGCGCGATTCCATCCGCTCCCTGTTCCAGCACGGCCGCGATCCCCAGATCGGGTCCAAGGTGCTCGGCCCGATCGCCGAGTTGCGTGAGGAGCCCAAGGGCGCCTACTACGAGGTGCCGCTGCTGGACACGTCGTACAACCGCGATCTGCTCCCGGGTCTGGACAAGGGCCTGTACGGGGCCTCGTTCCGGTTCCGGGTCATGCGAGAGGAGATCGTCGAGGAGCCCAAACGGAGTGACCACAACCCGGACGGGCTGCCTGAGCGGACGATCAAGGAAGTCGAATTGCACGAGTTTGGGCCGGTCACGTTCCCGGCCTACGAGGGGGCGACTGCCGGCATTCGGTCGCTCACCGATGAGTTCGTCCTCGGGACGTATGTCCGCGACCGCAAGCGGCTGCGGGAGATCCTGAGGTATCTTGAAGGTCCTGAAAAGGGCGACGCCGATCGCGCACCTGTGCCGGTGCCGGTCACCTCGTCCGCTGCTGGCGACGCCGACCGCGAACTGGTCACCTCGTCACAGGTCAGGGACTATTTGTCGACGAAAGAGGAGGGTCCGTCGTGGATTCTTTGAAACGCTGGGTAGGCGGCCTGTGGGCCGTACTGTCGACTGTGGGCCTCGTGCTCGCTGCCGGCATGCTCGAAGTGTCGGCTATCGACCAGTATGCCACGGTCGAGGAGCTGGAGGCGCGGAAGAGCGAGATCAAGGCTCGCCTGCAGGAGATCGACACTGAGCACCGGGGGAAGGATTTTCCGCCGGCGGTCACCACCGAGTGGAACGAACTCAATACCGAGTTCGACGCGATCGGTGAACGTGTCAAGCATCTGAGCAAGCGGGCGGCGAGGCTGGCGGAGATCGCCGAGACCCAGTCCGAGCCGCAGGAGAATCGTTTCGGGTTTTCGGCGCCGCGCACACCGGAGTCAATGCAGGGCGATATCTTCGACCTGTCGACGGTGAGGGCGTCGGCCGACAACCTGGACGACATGGACCAGCAGCTCCGTGCTCGGGCGATGAAGGCGATCGAGATCGGCAAGTATGGCTCCCCCGATCCTGCCAGGGGAGAGAAGAGCAAGGAGGATCGCCAGGCAGCCGCGGAGCGAGTGCTGAGGGACACGCCCGACCCGGACAAGATCCTGGCGCGGCAGTTCCTGGCGACGGGTTCGCCGATCTATGAGCGGGCCTTCTGGAAGCATCTCGCGTCTCAGCCTCTGACGAGCGACGAGGCCCGTGCGATGGCGATCGGGACGGGCGCGGCCGGCGGGTTTCTTCTGCCGTTCACGTTGGACCCGACGATCATCCTCACCAGCAACGGGCAGGTAAACCCGCTGCGGGCGATCGGTCGGGTGGAGTCGGTTACTCAGAACGAGTGGCGCGGGGTGACCGGGTCCGAGGGAACGGCGAGCTATGTCGCGGAGGCCGCGGAGGCCGCCGACAACTCGACGGCGCTCGCCCAGCCGGTCGTGCAGGCGAAGAGGGCACAATACTTCGTCCCGTTCTCGATCGAGCTGGACCAGGACTGGAACCAGCTTCGGACCGAAGTCGGTCGGCTGGTCCAGAACGCCAAGGACAACCTGGAGGCGACGAAGTACCTGTCGGGTACGGGCGTCGTTGAGCCGCAGGGCCTGCACAACGGAGCGACTGCGATTGTGACGTCGTCGGCGACCGCCAACATCACGTTGGCAGACGTGTACGCGACTTCGGACGCGACGCCCCCGAGGTTCCAGTCGGTTGGTCGGTTCGTGTCACACAGGACGATCCAGAGCAAGATTCGCCAGCTCGACACGGCCGGCGGTGGCGGCTTCTGGGCCAACCTACAGGATGGGTACCGCAGCGAGATGAACGGATACCCGATCGATCAGTACAGCGCGATGCCGGCGGTGCTCACGACCGGCTCCACGGTCTTGACGTTCGGGGACTTCGCGCACTACCTGATCGTGGACCGCGTCGGCATGAGCGCCGACATCATCCCGCACCTGTTCGGGACGGCGAACAACTTCCCGACGGGGCAGCGAGGCTTCTACTCGCTGTGGCGCAACAGCGCTACGGTGCTGGCCTGGCAGGCGTTCCGGAGCCTGAAGACGCTGTAAGGCAAGTAGCCGAGAAGACGGGGGGGAGGTGAAGGAATGAAGAGGCTCGTCGCGAGCGTGGCCCTGGTGGCCTCGCTCAGCCTCGCGGCTCCGGCTTTCGCGGATCCCTCCCCGCCAACGAACGGGGGGAACGGGGCCGGGCAGAGCGGGCAGTGCACAGGCGCAGCGGCCGATCGGCCGGCGTCCTGTCAGAGCCCGTAGAAGTTCGGATGCTGAGGGGGAGCGGGGAACAGGCCTCGCTCCCCCCACGACCAAGGGGAGGGAAACATGGAAGACGACGACGTCCGTCTCGTCGACTGCTACGAAGTCGTCGAGCCGTGGGTGCTCAAAGACGGCTCGGTTGTACGCAAGGGGGAGATTCTGCACAAGGACTTCTCCGAACTGCAGATGGGCCTCGTTCGCCCCGTCAAGCTTCGTCGGGGCGTTGAGGACATGACGGCGGAGCCGGGGGCGAAGAGGAGCACGCGGGTCAAGCGAGCGGCCAGTGCCTGATCGGACCAATCGCATCCTGTGGCACTCGAACGCGCCATGGTGCCCGGTCGGCTACGGGATCCAGACAGCACTGTTCACGCCGAAGATCCGAGACCTCGGCTACGAAGTCGCGATCTCGGCGTTCTTCGGGCTGGAGGGCGCCCAGATGTGGTGGGACGGGATGCCCGTGCTCCCAGGGGATCAGAACTGGGGGAACCGTTTCGTCGCATCGTACGCCGCGTACCACGGCTCGGGCGACCCCAAGGGCTGCCTCACGATCACGCTGATGGATGTGTGGGTATTGCAAAACCAGTTCTTGGGGGATCTCAATCTAGCCTCCTGGGTCCCGGTCGATCACGACCCGGTGCCGCCCCGGGTGCTGGAGTATTTCAAGATGCACAACGCTAAGCCGATCGCGATGAGCAAGTTCGGCCGCGACAAGCTGCGCGAGGCTGGCCTGGACCCACTTTACATCCCGCATGGGGTTGACACGTCGGTGTACAGGCCGGTCGCGGATACGGACGGTGCACGCGAGGCACTCGGCATCCCGAAAGACGCCTACGTCGTCGGGATGGTCGCAAACAACCAGGGGTTCTCGCCGCCCCGCAAGGCGTTCCCCGAGGTATTCGAGGCCTTCGCGAAGTTCCGGGAGAAGCGGCGCGACGCGATCCTGTACGTGCACACCGAGAAGTCGGGGGTGCGGCAGGGCCTGAATCTGGAGGCGCTCGCGCGGATGTTCGGAATTGAGGGCGCGGTCTATTTCCCACCACAGATCGAGCTGGAGTTGGGGATCGACGCGCAGTCGATGGCCGAGCTATTCTCGCTGATCGACGTCCTGGCGAACCCGTCCTACGGCGAGGGCTTCGGGATCCCGATCATCGAGGCCCAAGCGTGCGGAACGCCGGTCATCGTCAACGATTGCACCTCGATGCCGGAGCTGTGCGGATCGGGGTGGAAGACCGAGGGCCAGCGCTGGTACGACGCCGGACACGGGGCGTTCTTCCTCCGTCCCGAGCCGCGCTCGATCGCCGGCTGTCTGGAGCAGGCGTATCGGCATTCCGACTCAACGAAGATGAGAGAGAAGGCGGTCGAGTTCGCGGCGCAGTACGACGTCGATCTGGTGACCCGGGAGTTCTGGAAGCCGATCCTGGAGGAGCTGACGGTTGGCGACCGCGTCCTGGAGGCCCTGCGATGAGGCCCCGGAATCGATACGGCATTCGGGATCTTAGCAGGGGACAGACCACCAAGAACGACGACGCGCCGGCGGACAAGCCGAAGACGCTGTACACCACCGAACGACCCGATGGGCTGTTGGTGGCGCACGAGTCTCGGCCAGTCGGCTTCGGTCCCCAGATCGAAGAGTGGACGCTCGACTTCGAGGAGAAGCCATGAGGGCGCTCAACATTGGCTGCGGGACCGACATCCGGCCGTCCAGCGAGCAGCCGCCGATCGAGTGGGTGAATCTGGACATCGCTAAGCTGGACGGCGTCGATGTCGTGCATGATCTGGAAGTGCGGCCCTGGCCGTTCTCCGACTCGGAGTTCGACGCGCTGCTGGCCGACGATGTGTGGGAACACGTTGATGACTGGCGCGGGTTCATGAAGGAGGCGCATCGAATTTTGAAGATGGGCGGGCAGCTCAAGGTCCGCACGTGCGCCTACGGCGTCGAGCAGTCCTTTCGCGATCCCGACCATAAGCGATGGGCGACGCGCGAGACCTTCTGCTACTGGACGCCGGGTCACTGGTTGCACACCAAATACCCGCACTACGGCGACGGCTGCGACTTTAGGGAGGTCGACGCGCGGCGCGAGGGCGACAACTGGGTGTTCGTCCTGGAGAAGATATGAAGCTGGACCGCCACGAGGAGATCCCCGATTTGCGTGAACACTGGAGTCGGCTGTTCGCCCTCGCGGACGGCCGGGTGCAGCACCGATTCGGCTACGTCGAGCCGTACCAGTTCGACCGGCTGAACGCGATCGTGGACTGGGTCGCGACGCTGCATCCGGGCCGAGTGCTGGAGGTCGGATGCTTAGAGGGCATGATGACCGAGCGGTTGGCTCAAGTGGCCGAATCTGTGGTCGCGGTCGATTTCATCCCCGGATTCATGGACACGGCGGTGTCGCTTCCGAACGTGCGCTACGAGCTGCACGACGTCGAGGAATGGACGCCCACCCTTCACTTCGACGTGGTCGTCATGTCGGAGGTACTAGAGCACCTGCGCGATCCCATGGGGGCGCTGCGGCGGCTGACGTCGAAATCGTGGCGCGTCATCGCGTCGAGTCCCATCAACGAGGAGTTGACGGACCGAACGTGGAGCACCGACATCGACACGTCGGTTCCCAACCCGTTCGCGGGGAAGGCCATCGGTGAGACGGCTGGGCACGTCTGGGCGATGGATCTGGCGGGCTTCACCTCGTGGTTCGAAGCAGCGGGTCTAACAATAGAGCGCACGGAGATCCACTTCCCGAGCGCCTTCGTTCAGGCGAGGCGATGAACCGCGTCCTGGTGCCCGCGCCGATCCGGCCGGACATGCACCCCGCGCTGCTGGAGCGGTTCAAAAATAACGTAGGCGCATTAGAGGACGTTGATGTCTGGTGGGACAAACGCCCCTGGGTCAAGGACTACGAGGGCGAGAACTACTCGCGGCGGGCGGCGCTGGGGCGACAAGCGACGATCGACGATAGCCTAAAGTCTCACCACGAGTGGGCGCTGTGGATCGATCCCGATATCACGTTCCGACCGGATCTGCTGTGGCGGCTGCTCGCCACCAGCGAGCGCGGCATCGTTGCGCCCTTGACTCTGATCGAGGGCAAGCAGGTGCATTACGACACCGCGGGGGTTCGTCCGAGCTTCCAGCAGCATTCAAGCCCAGAGCCGCCACCATCCGGAATCTACGAGATGTTTAGCGTCGGGTGCTGCGTGCTGGTGCCGGCGGAAGTTCACCGGCGAGTTCGGTTCCAGCAGCAAGACGACGACGACATGACGGAGAACACGGAATGGACGTCGCTGTGTGTCGGGGCTAAGGAGCGGGGCTACCCGATCCTTTGGAACACGGAGATCGTCGTCGAGCATGCCGACTTGCCCGCGTACGGAGAGCAGTGGCACATGAGGCGCCCCGAATACGGAATGTACGGTCGGTGACGAGGGAGGCCCGGTTTGAGCAAGTACGTGGACATGGAGGCCTTCAGGCGCACGGCGCAGCTCGGTGATCTGCCGATCGATGACCAGGCGCAGACCGCCATCGACGCCGCTGAGGAGGCGGTTGAGAGCTATTGCGGTCGAAAGTTCTGGCCGGACGAGGCCGATGTGACGCGCTATTTCGCCGGCAACTGGTCCGAGGCGATCGTGGACGATCTCGTGACGATCACGACGCTCAAGGGCGACGACGACGGGGACGGTACATTCGAGACGACCTGGGCAACGGGCGACTACGTGTTGGCGCCCTACAACGCTGAGGCGGATGGACGCCCATTCACCCGGATCGAGGTCTCGGCGCTTGGAACCAAGCGATTCTACCGCCATCCACGGTCGATCCAGATTGTGGGCAAGTTTGGATGGCCGACGATCCCGGATCGCGTCAAGCAGGCAACGACGTTGCAGGCGCTGCGGTGGCTCAAGCGGGTGCGGTCCTCGCCGTTGGGCGTGGAGGCGGTCGTGATCGAGGGGGCGCCCGTCCGAATCCGGTCCCAGATCGACCCGGACGTGCAGGTGCTGTTGTCGCGGCTTCGAAGGATTACTCCGTGAGCGAGATCGGCGATATCCGCGAGGCGCTGGCCGGCGCGCTCCAGGCGGTTCCTGGGCTCCACGTCGTAGCGCGGTTGGCGAATGTGATGCCGCCGGCAGCGGTGATCGAGCTGGCCAAGATCGATTACCATGATGCCTCGATGGGCGAACCGCTATACAGCTTCTGGGTGACGCTGGTCGTCTCCACAAACGATCTGGAGGCGGCGCAGACCCAGCTCGACGCCTACACCTCGCGCAATGGCGTCCGGGCGGCGATCGAGGATGCGGCGGTTGGAGACGCGACGGTCATTCAGGCGGGACCGTATCGGCGACTGGAGGAAGGAGGAATGGCGTTTCTGGCAGCCCGGCTTACGGTCGATGTCCGGCCGTAACGATGAAGGAGGATTAGATGGCGAAGTTCGTTCTCAAGAACGCCTCGTTGGTCGCCGACGGCGTCAACCTGTCCGATCACGTGCGGTCGGTCACCGTAGAGTCGACGTACGGGACGGTGGATGTTACAGCGATGGGCGACACGGCGACACAGCTCGCGCTCGGTCTGCCGGCCGACCAGATCACGGTCGACTTCTACCAGGACTTTGCCGCGGCGTCGGTCGACGCGACGTTGCAGCCCAGGTATGCGGCGGGGTCGGCGTTCGTAGTCTCGACCTGGGCGTCGGGTACGGTCACGTCGGCAACGAACCCGAAATACAGCGCCACCTGCATCATGCTTAGCTACCAGCCGATCGCAGGCGAGATGGGTGCGGCAGCGATGACGACTGTCGTGTTCAACGCACAGGGCGCGATCCAGCGCGCGACGTCGTGAGTCTAACGGTCATCGGCGCCGAGCAATGCGTCGCTCGTTTGACGGCGATGGCAGTCGCAGGACAGGTGGCAGGGATGGCTCTGGTGGGGCAGGGCGCGGAGATAGTCAAGGAGGAACTCCGCGCCCGCGCTCCGGTTCTGTCCGGCCGGCTGCGCGACTCAATCGACGTCGTCGAACAAGAGGATTCCATCGAGGAGTCCTCGGCGTCGGTCGGCGCGACGGTCGAATACGACCGTTATTACCAATTCGGGACTTCGAAGATGCCAGCGCGGCCGTATTCAGAGGATGCGGCGGACGCGGCGGGGGACGGCGTCCTGAGGTTGGCCGTCTCTTTGTTCGGTCGAATATAAAGGGGAAAGGGGAGAAGAAATGGAGCTTTCGAAGGACGAACTGCTCGCGATCATTCCGCACATCGAGGCGGTCGAGATCGCGGGACATGGGAAGGTCTTCGTCAAGGGACTAACGGCGAAGGAGCGCGACGATTACGAGTCGTCCTTGATCGAGCCCGGACCGGACGGGCGTATGCGGGCGAAGGAGAGTCAGACGAACATCCGCGCGGCGCTTGTCGTTCGGTGCGTCTGCGACGAGGCAGGTGAGCGGATGTTCGCAGACGAGGACATCGAGAAGCTCGGGCAGGTCGACGGCGCGGTGGTCGAGAAGCTCTGGGACATCTCACGTCGTCTGTCCGGGATGAAGGTCGAGTCCGTGGATGTGGTGGCGGAGGGTTTCGGTTCCGCCCAGGGCGCCGACAGCTCTTCCGACTAGCCCTCGCTCTGGGCCGTCTACCATCAGAGATCGAGAACAAAGTGACCGGTGCGGATCTCGCGGAGTGGGAGGCATACGAGCGGGCCTACGGCCCGATCTCGATTCATGAACGCCTTGATACGCTGCAGACCGCGCTATCGTTCTACACTGCGAAGGCGGGAGGCGCCCGTGGTGTCGACCCCGAGGACTTCGCTCCCAGTTGGGGCGATGCTCTGGAGCGCCGTCTCGAACTTGCGGCACGGGAGAAACAAAGGAGTCAGCCATAGCTACTGAGGTTCAAACTCTCGTTGTCAAGGTGGTCAGCCAAGTCGGTCCTCTCGCGAGCGGTATGGCGCTCGCTGGGGCTGCCGTGGCCGCGTTCGCCGCGGCGTCGGTCAAGGCTGCCCGTGACTACGACGTCGCATTCACGAAGATCGCGGCGATCTCGAACGCCTCGGCTGAGGATATTGCGCAATGGCGGGATCAGGTCATCACGCTCGCGGGCGAGACCGCGCAGGCGCCGACTGAACTCGCCGACGCTCTCTATTTCCTCTCATCCGCTGGCCTGAAGGCGAACGAGGTCATGCCCGCCCTGCAGCGTTCGGCGCAGGCTTCGGCGATCGGTCTCGGGGAGACCGCCGACGTCGCGAACATCGTCGCGTCGGCGCTCAACGCCTACTCGAAGTCCGGGTTGACCGCCGCCGAGGCGACGGATACTCTCGTTGCCGCGGTCCGGGAAGGCCGCGCGGAGCCGGAGGAGTTCGCAACCGCGCTCGGCCGGATCCTCCCAATCGCGTCGACGGTCGGAGTGACCTTCGACCAGGTCGCGGCCTCGATGGCGGCGCTTTCCAATATCGGCCTCGATGTCAATGAGGGTGTCACTGCGATGCGCGGGGTCCTCCAGGCGATTGCCGCGCCGGGTACGCAGGCGGCGGATGCGATGAATCAGCTCGGCCTCTCGGCGCAAGACCTCCTCGACGCGATCTCCGAAGACGGAATCATTGGCGCCCTTCGGCTCCTCGATCAGGCGGCGAAGAAGCAGACGGACACCCAGGCCGCGTACAACGGGATCCTGCGCAAGATCGTCCCGAACGTGCGCGCGCTGACTGGCGTCTTCGGTCTGACCGTTCAGGAGGCCTCGAAGGTCGACGCGATCTTCGACAACGTCGAGAACTCGACGGGGGCGCTCAACGACGCTTTCGAGAAGACGCAGGAGTCCCTCTCGTTCCGATTCGCGAAGGCGCTGAACGACATTATGATCGCCGGGCAGGAACTGGCGACTGTCGTCTTCCCGCTGATCGTCGAATCGGCTGAGGAGGTCGCAGGTTCGATCGCTGATATTTTCGGGCCGGTCGAGGACTTCCTCGACCTGCTCCCGGAGATCGGAACGGGATCGGACAGCGCGGGCTTTTCCGTTGGCGGACTTATCGAGGGGCTGCAGACTCTAGCGAACCCGCTCGAAGCCGTTCGTCATCCGATCGGGCGCTTCCAGGAGGCTTGGCGCGAGGCGACGGGGCAGATCGAGCGCACTACTGGCGCGATGGACCTCAACGCCACCGCCGCGGCGTGGAATGGCACGCAAGCGAACCGACTCCGCGCGCGGTACGCGGAATCGAAGAGCGTTTACGGGAGCGCTGCCGACGCCCTGCACGGCGTCGCGCGGGGTCACAACGACGCCGCTGAGGCCGCAAGATCGCAGCGCCGCGCTGAACTCGCACTGATCGATCCGCTCTTCGCCGTCCTCGACTCGGCCGACCAGCTCCAGTCGGCGCAGCAGGAGGTGAATCGTCTTCGCCGCCACGGCAAGCAGGATACGGAGGCTTACCGCGATGCAGTCCTGCAAGAGCTGGAGGCAACGCTTGCTGCGAAGAACGACTTGCGCGACTACGCAAGGGGCCTCGACGAGGCGGGGACCTCCCACCGGCGAGTCGTCCGGCAGGTGCAGGCACTCGGTGCGGAGATGCACTTGACCAAGGGGGATATCCGCGGCGTTATCGACGAGTTGAACCTGATCCCCGGGTCCGTGAGGGTCACGGTCAAGGCCGAGACCGGGCCGGCGCTGACGGACATCGCGAAGATTCAGGACCACGTGAACACGTTGGTCGCGCACGACTACGAGATACGGGTTCACGCGAAGGAGGTCTCAGGGTCGCCAATTCCCAGCGTGCTGATCGAGCAGTTGACGAAGGCACTCGACACGCTAACGGGGACTGATTGGGAGATCGGAATCCACGCTCTCGGGACCGGAGAGTTGGATCAGCTCAAGGCGTACCGGCGCGACCTTGAAGGTCTGGGCAAGCAGTTTGATCAGCTCAAGGATAAGGCCAACGAATTCCGCAAGGCGATCCGATCCGGATTCGCTACCTTCGCCGATCTTGCGGGGGGTATTGGCAGCGCACTCTCGGACTTCGCGAATGAGCAGCAGGCATATGCTGAGGCCCAGGCCGAGTACGCGAAGGAGCTGCGCGACTATCAGAATCTTGCGTTTGCCGAGAGACGACTACAGGCGCCTCCGGCGGTGCCTGTAGCCCCGACTGCTGTTGACCTGTCGGCGTTTCTTGAGCAACAGGTCGCAGCCGCGAGCGCATTCGCCGACTCGCTCAAGCGCCTGCAGCGCGAGGGCCTGTCAACAGCCAACATTCGACAGATTGCGGAGATGGGGCCGGCAGGTCAGGCCGTCGCCAACGCACTGCTCGCGAATACCGATCTGATCGAGCAGATGAATCAAACGCAGCGAACGATCGCCGACGTGACGCAGGCGACCGCCGAGAAGCTGACGACCGCGGCGTTCGGCCGCAAGATCGAGCGACTCGGGAACGATCTGGACGACATGATCCGCAACCTGCGGCGGTTCATCAACCACATCCCCGTGCCCGAGTTGAACGATAAGACGCGCGATTTCCTGAAGGCGATCGATCGGTTGACCAACGCGATGAACAGCGCGTCCGGCGGAAAGAACGCGCCACACGCCCAGACTGGGGGTTGGGTGGCGGAGTCGGGACTTGCTGTGATCCATCGCGGCGAGCAGATCCTACCGGATGGCGCTGGAGGCGGGATCACGATCAACGTCAACGGTGACGTGACGGGCCAGGACGTGGTTGACAAGATTGAGCGTGAGCTGACCGCGCGCCTGCAGCGGCATGGGGCGATCCTCAATGGAGCGGTGAGGACCTAGGCAATGGCGTACCCGGGCGTGCGGGCTCAGATGTATATCAATTCTGTCTGGCAGGATGTGTTCCCGTGGCTTCGCCGATTCACTACCAACCGGGGTAGGCCGCGCGAGCGCGCGCGCATGGGCGCCGGTACCGGGACTGTGGTGTTCGACAATCGAGACGGGGTCTTCGATCGCGATAATCCCAGCTCGCCGTTCTACCCCAACCTTCGGCCGGCGAGGCGCTTCCGGCTCTATGCGATCGTGCCGAGTCCGGGCACGGCCTTCACGATTGGGCAGTCGGCGATTGGCGGAGGCGACGCCTGGGCCGCCGGGTCGAACGCTTATATCCCGCTGTTCCTCGGGCGGACCGAAGGCGGGCCGATGGAGTTTGTCGAGAACGCCGACTCGTACGTTGCCTGGTCGCTCGTCGACTCCTCGAAGCTCCTAAATCGGGATCGGTCCCTGACCGGATACGGGTCGGGCGCCGTACTGACGGGGACGCGCGTCAACGAGGTGCTCAATGGGACGACGCCCTTCTGGCTCGACGGCCGAGAGATCACGCCGGGGCTCCGAACCGTGCAGCAGGAGGACGGACTGCTCGGGCGCTACGACTACCTCGTCCAAGTGGCGGAATCCGAGGGGGGCGTGTTCTTCATTGGTGCGGATGGGCGCGCGATCTTTCGGGGTGCTGACTATGCCCCGGACGCCGATATCATATTCGGGGATGTGGAAGGCGAGGAGCGGTACAAGGCGATCAAGTTTGATGATGACGACACGGAGATTTACAACACAATCACTGTGTCCGCCCCCGCGCTCGCCGATCAGATTCGGCAGGATACGGCTTCGCAAGCTGAGTATGGTCGCGCCGACCTTCCGATCTCGTCGCTACTGTCGACCACTTCGGAAATGGCCGACCTCGCGGCATCAGTCCGCGATACCTACTCCGTTCCGTCTCGTCGTGTTGGATCGTTGCGAATCGGGAGCCCGACGAGCAGTTGGAACGAGATCCTGCGTAAAGAGATCGGCGACCGCGTCCTTGTCCGGAACCGACCGATATACGGCGGAACGATTGAGCAAGAATCCGTGATTCAGGGGATCTCGCTCGATGTCCCATCACTCAAGGATTGGAATATCGTCTTCAACCTGTCGCCGCCGCTCGAGGTTGTCTCGAATCCGAATTTGTTGACCGAGAACCAGGCGAGCATGGAGACCGACACGTCGGGTTGGGCTCTGGCAACGGTATCTCCGCCTGGAAGTTTCTCCATCGTCGGCTTGGCCGGCGGGTCAGTCCCGTTCCTGGGGAGTTTCTGTCTCGAATGCTCCAGTTCTGGGGGCGGTGAGGTTTATGGGGGTGTTCGGACAACGCCCTACACGACAGTGCCGGTCACCGTTGGGCAGACTTACCGGGTCTCCGGGTGGACCCGATCCTACTTCGGGACGGTGGAACCCTTCGTCTACATCGAGTTCTGGACCTCGGGCGGATCGCTCCTGACCTTCCAATACGGCGCCGCACAGGGATTTTCAACTGAGTGGGTGTACGCCGAGAAGGAAATGACCGCGCCGGTGAATGCCGCCTACGCGGGCGTCCAAATGCAAGTCCATGAGTGGGACGCGCCCCATCCTGTTTACTTCGATGCCGTTTCGCTTCGTCACGTGGCGACCTAAGGGGGGCAGTAGCTATCGCATTCACGATTCCGAACGCTGGGTCGGTCGCCTTTCCCGATCAGGCCGAGCCCGACGCCACCGATATCGACATCCTGAACTGGGGCCACTTGGGCAGCGGAGTGTCTTCGGGGTGCGCCGTGACCGCGCAGGGCACTCCGGATATGACGGTCGCAGTCGCAGTTGGGACGGCGCTGGTCGCCTATGTGATGGTTGCGGTCGCTGCCGGTAATGTGACGATCACGACTGCGCACGCCACGCTGCCTCGCAAAGATGTCATTATCGTCGATGGTGCGGGGGTCAAGTCGTGTCTCGCCGGTACGCCAGCGGCGCAACCTGTCAAACCCGTTGTTGCATCCAACGTCGCTGCACTCGCCGAGGTCTATGTTCCGGCTGCGGACACAGAAATTGCCACGAATCAGATCGTCGACAAGCGAGTGTTTATTCGATCCTTCACCTTCACCGCGGGCATCCTGCTCACGGGGGCGCCCCCTGCCAACGGATTCCGGATGATCTGGCGCGCGCCGTACGCCGGCACGGTTGCCGCGGTTCGATCGCACTTCGACGCGGGCACCAACTGCGTGATCAACGCTCGTAAGAACCAGACCTCGAACTTCTGTTCCTCGAACTTCACGAACTCGACCCCGAACGCCTGGCAAGCAGCGACCGTCAACCAGAACCAAACTCTAGCACTTGGCGACGATATTGAGGTTCAGCTCGTCTCGACATCGGGTGCGGTAACGATGGTCGCGATCCAGGTCGATATCACTCGTCCATAAAGGGGGCCCGGTGGCGAACTACGTAATTGTCAGGCAGGACAGCCACCTCCCGATCGAAGCCGATCTGGGAAACGGCCCGGAGCCAATGCGGTTCGCGACGCGCGAGGTCGCCGAGGCCTGGATCGAGGCTTGTCATATGACTCGCGTTGAGATCACCGAACAGGAGGAACCACAATGAGTGAGAACGGACTCGGTCGGCTCCTGGACCCGGAGACACCGCGGGCCGCCGCGCTATACCCAGTTCGATCCGCCACGACCGACCGCGTGCGCCGCAACTGGTACCAGAAAGGCGCGTGGCTGGACCAGGGCGCCACCGGAACCTGCGTCGGCAATGCCTTCATGCACCGGCGAGCAGACGGCCCGGTTCGGATCGAGGGTATCACGGAGGACGACGCCGTCAAGCTTTATCTGGAGGCTTCGGCGCTGTACTGGGGAACTCCGGACACGTCGTTGGATAAGGGCACGTCTGCGGTCTCGGCCTGTCAGGCCCTGCTGCGCCGCGGAGCGATCGATCGGTACGAATGGGTGGCAAACTGGAACGCCGGCCCCGAAGATCTGCGCTACACGCTGCTCGAACTCGGGCCCGTGTGCGTCGGCTCCAACTGGTACACGTCGATGGACAGTCCGATTGAGATCGGCGGTCATGTCTACATGCGCATCAACTACTCCTCGACCGTCCGGGGTGGGCATGAGTTCGTCGTGAACAAGCTCGACCTCGACCCGGAGGACGGGAGCGAGCCCTACTACCGAATGAAGAATTCGTGGGGGATTGGTTGGGCTGATCACGGCACTGCGCGGTTTAGGATCGCCGACCTGGAGAAGTTGATATTCGAGGGCTGGGGCGACGCGGTGCTGATCCACGAGTTGCCGAGGGAGGGGTTATGACCGAGTTCATCACTGCTCGATTCCCCGAGGCCGAGATGCCTCGGGTCCAGACGCAGGCGGAGGCGCTGGAGCGCGTTCGTGGGTTCGTCCGCCAGGGCGAGCGGGCTCGGATCCGGGAGGCCGGCGGGGAGTTCGGGCCGTGGCGCAGGGAAAAGGACGCCATCGAGCGACTCCGTACCCGGATGTCCAGGATGGGCGTCGGGCCGAAGCTGATCGTGCAGCGCCAGCGGGATATGGGCCAGCTCTCGATCCGCGAGGTCGAGCGTGAGTCCGTCGGTCTAGGTTGCGCGCCGGCATTGGAGCAGATCCACTACGGGCTGTGGGAGCAGTTCAAAGGCCAGCTCCGGTCCGCCGGTCGGTGGCTGTGTCGCAACGTCGACGGCTCCAGCACAGTCTCTCGGCACGGGTACTTCAAGCCCGACCCGAACGGGTGGCACGGCGCGGCGGAGGACATCTTCCCCGAAGACGAGGCAGGCCTGGCCGAGGTCGCGCACTTCACGATCGACAAGACCAAGGCCGGCGTCTGGAGGGCGCAGACGGTGATCTGGCTCCGGCGGATCTGGACGCCGGGCCAGGGCGAGCACGAATACACGGGCACCGCCCACTACCACGATCACATCGACGTCCTCGGAGGCCAAGCATGCAGCCCGTGAGGAGATGAGGTGGATGATTGGACGCTGGCCGAGATCGTCAGGGATTTCGTGGACTTCCGCGACGAAGTCCGGGACGAGCTGAAGTGGCTGCGCCGGCTGCTCCTGGGGGCAATGGCGGGAGCGATCCTCTCGTCCGCGATCTCGAGCGTCTTCGTAATGGTCACTCAGTAGGGAACGGGACGATTGCGCGGCTCCGCCGGACGGTGCTCATCCTGGTCTTCGTGCTCGTCTTCGGCGCCGTCGCCGCCCCGACCGGAGTGATCCTCCTCATCAACAGGAGCCAGCAGCGGGTACAGTTCGAGATCACCTGCGCGACGCTCGAAACCGGCCTGATCGAGGCGCGAGGGATCCAGGCGAACCGGATCCTGCTCGTCCGCATCGCCGACTCGCTCGGCCTGCCCGTCGATATCCCGCCGCGAATCGCTCTCCCGGAGGTGCCCGAAGAATGCGCCGAATTCTGATCCTGTCGTCCGCGCTATCGCTGCTCTCGATCGTCGCCGTCGTCGCGTCGGCTCCCGCTCCCGCTCCCGCCTCCCCGCCTCCGTCCGAATGCACGAAGCTCGGCACGCCGATGGCGGATACGCTCAGTGGTACCCTGGGGAACGACGTGATCTGCGCCCGCCAGGGCCGGGATTACGTCTCCGGCGCGAAGGGTGGCGACCGGCTCTTCGGCGACTCGGGGCGAGATACGATCGTCGGGGGGAAGGGGGCGGACAACCTCAAGGGCGGGAAGGGCCGGGACCAGCTCTTCGCCGTCGACGGAAAGCCGAACGACGTCCTCGCCGGCGGCCGGGGGGCCGACCGGTGCTATGGAGACGTCGGAGATCGGTTTACGGACTGTGAGGCCCTCTTTCGTGGACCCACGGTGAGGATGGCCAACGCCCTGTCCGTCGCGTTCAACGAGGGCCTGGTCCTCGGCGAGGAGAACGCGTCCCCCGCCCCGACCGTCCCCCCGGCGGTCACGGTCACAACCACGATCACCGTCACGCGCACCGCATCATTCCCACCGTGCAGTCCACCGCCGGGTCATACGCCGGCGCCGTGTTAGAAGGGAGAAGAGATGTCCAGTTTCGTATTGTCGCTGATCCGGACATGGGTGCCGGTGGCGGTCGGGTTCCTGATCGCCTGGGGGCTGCTGCCGGCCACGCTGTCGGACCAGGCCGTGGCGGCCTTCTCGGCGCTGCTGACGGCCGCCTACTACCTGATCGTCCGGCTCCTTGAGAGTCGCTGGCCGGCACTGGGTTGGCTGCTTGGGGCGCCTAAGACGCCGACCTACCCAGGATCTTCCGGCTAAGGTCGCCCCTCCCCTGGAGACCAATCCGGAAGACTAGAGCCCGGGCCCTGTGCACGCGGGGTCCGGGCTCAATCTATGTCTGGGCTATTGGGCCGCGACCGCGGCTCCGACGTAGTTGTTGCTTGAAAGATCAACAACGAACCGCTGCACGCAGCGCATTCCACCCGGCACGCCGTAAACGACGTAGCGGAAACGCGGGCCAGAGTCGGTCCACCAGTGGCGGTCGCGGAACCCGTTCGGACACCGGATCATCGTCAGAATGTCGGCGTGGCCGGTGTACACGGCGATGAACGCCACCTGGTGGAAGTTCCGAGTCCAGGCGTTGACCTCGG